TGCTAATACATCGTTACCTGCAGCTGCGTTAGCTGTTTTGATGTATAATGGAGCTTCAGCGTTGTCTAATCTACCACCTTCGTATACGAAGTCTAAGTAAGATAAAAGACCCATAGGACCAGCCATTGGTACAACTGGAACTAAATCTAAACCGATTGTTTGTGCTGCAACTTGCATCGCTAAAGGAAGTAAAGTTGGAGACTTGTCACCTGAACCATCTGCAGTACCTGCAGCTCCGATACCACCGAAATCAGATGGGAATGCTACTGCACCCATACCACCGATATTCATAGGACCTGGATTGTTTGAAAGTGACATGATGTTTGCGTCTTCATAAAGTTTGTGATTATGACAGTACTCAGACATCCATGCTAATTTTGAAGCTTCGTTGATACCAGTAGCGCTCTCGATAATTGGAGACCATGTTGCTCTGATTTCAGCTTCATTTATTAAATTTGCCATTTTATAAATTTCTATTTTTTGTTTGTTTAATTTCGACTTATTATTTCGGCTTTCTGCTTCTGTCACCAAATCGTCGATTGTTTATTATTTTTTAAATCTTTTTGCCATTGCTTCTGCAACACCATCTAAGTTATAAGGAAGTGTTTTAGTAGCAACCTCTTTCTTTTCAGTTACCATAGCAACTTTTTCCATTACTGGAGCAGTTTCTCTAAGGTCTCTTGTTTGCCAGAAGTTTCTTACTTGATATTCAGTCTCAACTTTGTGAGTTCTTGATTGTGCAAGTAATTGATTTTTCTTAGCTTCAGAAAGATTTTCCCATTTTGCTTTATATTCTGTTGGCATTGCTGAAAGAACTAACGGTTGATTGTTATTTTCTTCAGTAACAGTTGTAGTGTTTTCAATAATTCTAACTATCTGAGATTCAGTTAAAAATCCTGCACCTTCTACTTCTGTTCTTACCACTGTTCTTGCATCTTCGTTTAATGCATTATATTTTTCAGCAGTAGATGAACCAACTAATTTAAAGAAATGTGGGTCATTATTTTCTTTTGCCTTTGCAGATTCTAATAAAGATGTTAATTTACTAGATATTTCTGATTTATAAGATTCTAATGGATCATCAGCACCATCAGCACCTGAATTTTCAGGAGCTTTATCATCTGCTTCTTCTTTCTTACTAGGTACTGTGACGTCTTTAGTGTCTTTTTTAATATCTTCACCATCAACTCCTGCATCGCCGGCTTTATCTGCAACTGTGCCTTCTCCTGAATTATCACCAACGTTTTCAAGTTCGTTATCTTTATCAGCTGCATCAAATTCTTTAGCAGTAACATCATCAGCTTCAACTACTAGGTTTTCATTGATTGACTCTGCAATATAATTAGCATATTCGCTAACGTTTTGTACGTTATCTTTTAAATAGTTAACATACTCTACTAATTTTTCATTAGTTTCTGTACCATCATTATAAGATTCAGCAATATAATTACTATAGTCTTTTAATTTAGTTACTGATTCAGCAATATGTTCAGTATAAGAAATTCCTTGATCTGCCTTTTCAGCAACATGCTCAGTATATTGAATTGATTGATCAGTTTTTTCTGCTAAATATTCTGAATACTGAATATTTTGATCAGTTTTTTCTGCAACATATTTAACATACTCTGTTAAATTGTTTATTGATTCAACAATATGATCATTGTGAGCAGTTACGGTTTTAATGTCTTCATTTGTAGTAGCAGATCCTTCAGTTGAAGTTTCTGATAATTCTGTAAGAGTAGACTTTAATCCTTTTATTTGCTCAGCCAAATACTTAGTGTAATTGTTGAAGTCATCTGTTTTTACAAATTCTTCCATTGTTTGCTCTTTTTTATTTTCGTTTGTTGTTTTATTATTTATCTCTTTTTTAAATACTTCATATATAAATAAGCTTTCATCGTTAGCAAAACCATAAGATTCATTAACTCTATTTAATTGTGCATTCTCAAATCCTGGATCTGCAACTAAATCATAAGTAAATAATTGTTTGATTTTAACTTTACCGCCTTCTGAAACTTCTCCAGCAGCTCTAGAACTAATATGCAATGGTACACCAGCATCAACTAATGCTTTAGCTTGTTTACCAGCATCAGTATCTAATAATCTGATTTTACCCATTACTTTCTTGTTTTCTTGATCATACCTTAACTCTTCGACAACGTGTGATACGTTTTTAAGAGAAATGTCAAATTGTTGAGGATGGTCTAATTCACCAAGTAATTTAGAACCTCCGATTTTGTCTTGTAACGATTTAATTTGTGGAAGATATTCATCTTCAGTATAGATTCTGTTATTTTTATTCTTAACATCAATCTCACCAAAAACGCCTTCTAAAACATAGTCTTTTGTTTCTCCTGATTGTTCTAAAACACTAGAAGATTTTTCAACTATTAATAAATTATAATCGCTAGGCTTATTTATAAGTCTATCCATTTTGTTTTTTTCTTTTTTGTATATATCTTTAAATAAATTTACTTTTCTTAAATATCTGCTAATGGATCTTCTTCTTCTCCACCTTCTTCTTCACCACCTAAATCATCTAATGCTCCCATTCCATCATCTTCGCCTTCTTTGCCTTCTTCTTCTTTATCTTCCTCAGCTTGTTCAGCATAATAATCCTGGTAAGCAGTTAACATTTGTCCCATTGTTTCAGTGTCAAATTTAGTAGATCCATATTTATCATAAAAATAAGCTTTAAATGAATCTTCAGTATCAGCGTTTAATATTTGTCCTAAAATTTCTTGAGCAGAAATAACGTCGCCATCAACTGTTTTTTGATCGCTAACTTCGACTTTACTATCATCACCTGCTTTAATAGATGTTAATTGGCTAGATTCTAGTATAAATTGGTTAAATGTTTTAAGTTTCATAAAATTTATAATAAGTATTTAATTAAACTTCAAGACCATGGAACTTTTCCATTTCTTTATCTAGTTTTCTTTGAGCTTTTTCAACTTCTGCTTCTTTTTTAGCAGCTGCTATAGAATATTGTTCTTTTTCCTCAGGTGACATTGCTGCTTTTTTAGCTTTAATTTTATCATCTAATTCTTGCTTTTTCTTTTCTACCTCTTCTTTAGCCTTTACTTCTTCATACTTTAAATCCTTAAGTTGTTCTTTTAACTTTGCCTTTTTCTCTGGTGTTAAATTAGGATTTGCTAGCATTTTTTTAATTTTTTGCTTTTTCTTAAGAAACCTATAACCTTGTCTTATTAACATCATATATGGTACAAAAACCCATCCTAAAACTTGTCCTATAAGACCTTCGTTTAATTCTTCTGTGTTCTCTAAGCCTTCGATAATTACATCTAATTCTTCGATTGTATTATCGTATTCGCTTTCATCAATATTTGAGATTGCACTAATGGCTTTAGTATATTGTTCAAATAGTTTTATTTTTTTCATAATATTTTTTTTTTTATTATTTAATTATATATCATTAATATTTGTAACCGTTTTACATCATGTCTCCCATTGGATCTTCAGCTGGTGGTGCTTCCGCATCTTTTTTATCTGCTTTAGCTTTAGCAGCTGCATTTGCAGCAATATCATCTGGGCTTAATTGTAAATACCTATCAACTAAAAACTCCATATCGAAGTAGTATTCTTCTTCCATAGTTTCACCATCGGTTGTCATTAAACTATCTCTCATTGTAGAAACAAATTCAAGTCTTCTTTCCATGATTTCCATTTCTTTTAATGCCGCAAAGTCATTATCTCTATTATATCTTAATGCAACTTGAGTTTTAAATTGTGGATCTTCAGCAAGATCTTTATATGCAATACACATTTGTAAATAAAGCGGCTTCACTAATATTTCTTGGAAAGCTGCTCTTAGTCTCTTTACAAACTTGCTAAATTTAATTTCATCTCTGATCATTCCATCTGCAGCAAGATTAAAATCTCCACCTCCGTCTTCATATAAGAATCTAGAATAAGGTATTTTAGAAACATGTTTAAGTTTATCTGAAAAATATTTAAGTGCTTCTGTATCTGAAAGGTCTGGACCTGACGCATCTAATGTTTCAATCTCAGGGCTGTCACCGTCTTTACTTGGTAACCAATATTCTTTATTAAATTGTAGCATGGGTTTACCATCGGTTGTCATAGAACCAGACTCCCAATCAAAATCAACTACTTCTTTATATGAATTCATTAATTGTGCAAGTGATTGTTTTGCTCTTGTTTTAGATTTACCACCGACTGGTATAACAAATTTCATTCTATAAGAACTATTAGTCACTGCCCAAATAATTCTTGTATGTTCCATAATTCTTAATAAGTTAAAAGATCTAATGAGTCTTTCAACATAACTAACTCTACCTGCTGTTGTTATAGAAGAATAAGAAAGGTATATAATTTGAGAATCATATAAGGTTCTTTCTTTTACCGGATCGTCTTTAAATTGTACCCATACTTTTTTACCATCTTCTTTATTATAACCCGGGACTAGTGTAATTGGATCAAGTTCTTTAAAACCAATAATTTCCTTTTGATCAGGTGAGTAAATAATTTCAAATGCTAAATAACCATCAATTAACCATTTTCTAAAATAGTACCAAGCAGATTGATCTGAGTTAAATCCAAATGCATGGTATATTTGTCTAAAATATCTGTTTAAATCCTTTTGAATTCCATCTGCTACTTCAACTCCAAGAATTTCAGGAGAAGCAAAGAAATTTTTATTATCATATACAATAGTTTCATCACATAGTATATCTAAAATATCTTCAATCTCATCGTTTACTGAAAAACCTCTAAGTTCTTCTCTTTTTACTTCATACTGTTGATCGAAAAAAGGAACATTCTTTCGCATTGTAGTATCTGCCATTGACAATGCTGCAAACGCAGCATACATGTCATCATTATCTAATCCCATTGGATTCATTTGGCCATAACCAAACTTGTCTTCTAATGGACCAACCGCCTGAGACTGTCTAAGTATCATATCATCATATCTCATACCGAATGATGAAAGTAACTTTAATGTATTGTTTAACCTAAAAGGTCTCTTATTACTTAGTGGACCATTTCTTGGATCCTTATCTGCAAAACCTGCCATAATTTCTTATATCGTTGTTATTTATATATTCAATTTTTTTTATTTGTTTCTAAACTCATTTACTAATCGTACATATGTTGTTCCATTTAAGTCTGCAAAATCACAGAGAACGATCCTTGACCAGTTTTCATAACTAACAACCGCTTGTCCAATTTTTCTACTTGGTATGTACTGTCTAATTGCAAATTTATATGCTGCTAGAAAACCTTTAGCTTCTTTCCAATTAATAGAAAGTTGACTTTGACTTTTTGCATCATATGTTTTTCTACCAATTGATTCTCTTTTAATTTCATTCTCAAATGCATTGTAAACTCTATCTAATAATCTTTCTTTGACATCGCTTGGAAGAAGATTTAAGTTAATGCCAACCTCGTTATTTCCATCAGGATCAAGGGCCAATACAACTGGATTTGCATCGTACCATGGTAATTCTTTTGCATATTTTGGCTTATATCTAAATATGTAAATTTTACCAGGCTGAAACCTACCTCCAATTTTCTGTACACTTTTTTCAGATGCTGTTTTCTTTCCATTCTTATACCAACCTTCTGCAGCTCTTTTAGCTTTAGTTCTGCCGCCTGATTCTTTAATTAATTCTTTTATGTCTTGTCTAACTCTTGCCATTATTTAAGACTTTTTTCTGTCATTACAACAAATCTAAATCCTCTTGACTTAGACCATTCCTGTGCATATTTATATTTATCTCTATTTTTAACATACTGTTCTGCAAGGAATTTATAATTCTTTAATGCCTGTTTTGAATTTTTTGTAGGTGGTTCTGGTTTTTTAATGTGACTTTCAGGCTTAATTTCAATAAGACTTTCTTCAAAGCCAGTTTCTTTCTTTACCTTTATATAAAAATCTGGATAGTATGAATGTTCCCTTTTATCCATTGAACTCCAGTATTTTATTTCAACTGGCTCGCTTGCCCATAATACAATATCCTCTCTATTATCGCACATCTTCATAAACTTAAGTTCCCATGAACTTCTGTATATTATAGGTGGATTGCCAGCATATTTTTTAGGATATAGTGGATTGTAGTAGCCTTGATTAAAGCCTGAATTTTTAGTTGGTTTTATGTTCTTTATTGACATTATTAAATATTGAACATACCGCCTCCGCCGTCTTCTCTTGAGTTTGCAGAATTTATTCTATCCATTGAGATAGTTCCCTTTGTTTTATTTGGATGAAGCTTATTCCAACCTTTAGCATAACCTCTTTTTGCAATTTCAGTAAAGTATGCAAATGCATTTGTATATTTAGGGTTGAAGTTTCTCCAATATTTTAATAAATCTAACAGTGCAAACTGTAAGCAATCCTTTCTATCATCTTCATTTACGTAGTGTAGTCTATTAATTGCCTTTTCAGCAAGTAACTGTAACATTTTCTCTGCATCTCTTGTTAATTTATCCTCACCTAATGATGTTACTATCTGTGCGTACAGATCTTTATTGTTTAAATAATTCTTTTTTCTTGGCATCTTTTAAATTTATAGATATTATATAAAAAAAAGATCAATTGTTTCCAATTGATCTTTTTTTACTGTATTTGAGTTAAATGAGAGATTTGTAGTTTAACGTCAAATTTTATTTAATTTTTTATACTGTTTCGCCGTCAGCTAATTCAACATCTCTTTTGTTTACCTTTAAAGGCTTTTCATTTGCGAATACTGTTATTGATTCATCTTGACCAGATGTTGTATAAGCTTCTGCATCGATTTGGATTTCTGTACCTTCTGCAAAATCTCCTGTTTTATATTTAAGAGTTCCTGGTACATAACCATCTTGTCTAGTTACTACTTCTTCTTCAATCTCAGCTTCATCCATAGAAGCTTCTAATTCTTCTTGATCTTCTTTGGCTTTTTCAACTTCTCCCATTTCAGCTTCAGCGTCTTCAATCTCTTTAGCATCATCTTCAGTTACTTCAGCTTCAGCAACTTCTTTAGCTCCGTCTTCTCCTTCGTCGCTTGGTGCAGAATCATCTGCTTCTTCAGATTTAACTTCTCTTTTTTCATCGCTATCAACTTCTTTATGATCAGCTTTAATATCTTCAGCTTCAACGCCAGCTTCATCTCCAGCTTCTTCGTTAGTAGCTTCAGTTTCAGTTTCTTCAGTTGTAGCTTCAGTTTCAGTTTCTTCAGTTGTAGCTTCAGTTTCAGTTTCTTCAGTTGTAGCTTCAGTTTCACAAACACATCCGTCTGTTCCACATTTTCCACAACCTTCATCTACCTTTTCAGTACCGTTTTTAATAGCTTTAACTTCTTCTTCTAATCTTTTAATCTCATTGTTAATTAATGTATCAGCTTCTTTAACTTCTTGAATTGATTTGTCAGCTTCAGCAATAACACCTCTTTGATCTTTTAAGAACGCTATCATTTGCTCTAATAAATTAATCTTATTTAATTTTTCAGCAGCTGTTTTTCTTGCACCTTCTAAAAGTTCTTGAGTCATATCAGTTATTTCATAACCTGTTTGCTCTTTAACATAATCAAATGCAGCGTTTGCATCTAATTTACCAAACTTATAAATTTTATTAGCTTCATTCATTCTATAAACGTAGAAGTCTTCGTTTAATTTCATAACATAACATTTAACCTGTCCTTCTTCGATTTTTTGAGCAAAATCAAGAGATACAAAGTTATTGATGTTTTTTGCAGCATATTCAAAAAGTTGAATTTTTGCCTTGTTTGTATAATTTACAATACCTGCCGCTAATAAATGATTTGTTAAACTTTCAGCTAAAACTTCGCTATTGTTAACGAAAAAATTGTTTGATTCTCTTACGAATCTAATTCTATTAATTCCATTAAACCATGTTAAACCTTCATTAGTTAATGTAAAATTGTTTAATGCTAAAACAAGACTTCTAAACTCACCAGGAGCTGTAGTAATTTCTGCTTCAGTAATTGTATTTTCACCAACTAAAAATGCTTTACCATCTAATGCAATATAACTATCTCCTGATTCAGTAACGAATACAGGTGATATAATTTGTTTTGTAACTTGTGCCATTTTTAATATTTTTATTTATTTTATATATTAATTATATATCTAAACCCTCATCTAAAGATTCGTTAAGTTGTTTTTCATCTGAATAAGTGTGAGTTATCTTAAACATTCTATTTCCAGCATGTCTCTCTGTGTCAAAATCTATTGCTGGCATAAATGAATTTACCTCAACACTGAATGTTATTTTATAATTACCTTTATCGTCAAAACTATATTCAATTGGGCTTTCTTTACCATAATCGTCTGGCATTGCATAATAGGCTGCCATTCTATATAGTCCTTCTTCTAAATGCCCGACTTCTACATTATATTGATTAGATTTATATAATTTCTTTACTAATTGTTCAGTACATTTAAAGATGTCTAAGAGACTACTTAATAGTATTTCAATATCAATTGAAAATGTCATAGGAATTAGTTCAAACTCTGCTCTATACCCCTCTAAAACACCTTGATCATTCATCTTACTATACTCTCCAACGTTTCTCTTATTTACAAGCTTTGATGGATCAACTGTCATTGATGTAAGATTAACAACTCCTCTTGGAATTGCATCATAATTTCCATCTGCTCCTGTTGGAGTTGGACTACATTCAAAGCCATTAGCTGTTGAAAAAAGAAAATTATCTTTTAAAAAATCAGCATCTCCAGTAATTGAATAATAAAAGGGGACATCTATTTCTGATCGAGTATCATTATCAAGTTGTCTATAAAAACTAACCTTTTTATTTAAGTCAGCTAAAAGACCTACTATAAGGTGTCTGATAACGCTATCGTCTCTATTGAATTTTAAATTATATGTTGCCATTTATTATATATCATTCTATTTTTTCAATAGTAAACTTTGAAAATCCATTCTCTCTATGAATCTGTATTTTCTGATCAAATATCTCATGAGGTAATTCTGTATGATTAATCACAAATGTATTTAGTCCGTTTTCTTTAATTACTTCATTAAGAATTTTAAGTACGTTATAGACTCCATCTTGATCTACAGAACTTAATAACTCATCTAAGAACATAAGATTAAGCTGTGGAAACCTTAGTTTTAGTATTTTAATAATAGCAATAATAACTATAAAGTCAGCCTTCTTTCTCTCACCTGTTGAAAGTGTTAGAGGATTTATATCTTCCCCTAAATGATTAATAATACAATCGAACTTTTCATCAAATCTAATATGAAATGGAAGGTGCATTGTTTGAGCCATCATTGCGATATTAGCATTTAAGCCTGGTAATATCGTTTGTACTGCAAGGTTTTTTACACCATCATCTCCTAAGACTTCTTCTAAGATTGTCATAAACGCGTCTTGCTGTGCTATCTCTTCTCTCTTACCTGATTTACTTTCTTCTGACTTTTCAAACTCTTCAATAATTTGTTTTAAATGTTGGAATTGAGTTGAGTCTTGTGTTGATTCCTTTATTTTAATTAAAGCTTCTTTAATATCTTTAATAGAGTACCTTAAGTTATTAATTCTAGTTTCAACTTGTTTTTTCTTACTTCTTAATTCACTTACTTTTCCTTCAGCTATTGTAATTTCTTCTTTTAATTTACCTGAATCTTTAGAGTTATTTTCAATCTGTGTTTTAAATTCATCTCCTTTTTTCTGGTGCCAATCAGTATCTAACTTTGTTTCACATGAACCACAAAATCCGGATTCGTATAATTCAATTTTTTTCTGTAGGTATTGATTCTCTCGTTCAAGGTCTCGCTGCTGAATACCCATGCTACTTGCTTCATCTCTTACTCCTTCAATTTTACCATCGATATGGCTTCTCGCCTCGTTTAATTTCTTAACATTATCTCCATGTTCTAATAGTTCATCTTTTAAGGCTTCAACCTTTGCTTTATCTTTCTTATGAGACTCTTCAACTAAGTTATTTAGTTTAAGTCTTACTGAAGAAATTGATTCCATAATCTGATTAAGTTCAGAATCATAAGAATCTATTTCCATTTTAATTTGCTTACGTTCTTCTTTAACGTTCCTGAACATGTCGTTTAAAACTGAAAAACCAAACATCTTATCAATGATTTGTTTTTTATCACTTGAATTCATAGTCAGAAAAGACTTAAAATCATTAATACTTAAAATAATAATATTCTTAAACACATGATATGGTATTCCAAAAATCTCATCTTCTAAATATTCTTGTACAGATTTTTTACCTGCTTTATCAAACTCTACTCCATTGATTAATACTTTAAACTTATTTGGCATAAGACCTCTTTCTATCTCAACTGACATGTCTTTACATTGTAAGTTTATTTTAACCCATAATTCTTTGTTGATTCTATTTGGTAAATCAGCGAGTTTTACACCTTCAACCTTTCCATATAATGCATATATAATACTATTAGCTATTGTGGTTTTGCCATGTCCGTTTTTACCTAATGTTAAATATAACTGTGCTTGGTCTTCAAACTCAATTGTTTGAACTTGATTACCATAACTTGCAAAATTCTTAAATTCTATACTATTAATTTTCATTGTCTAAGTCGTAATTATTTACACAACCGTTATAAAGTTGGTTTAATTTGTCTTTAATCTGTTTTTTTAACTTGTTATCAAATGTAGAAGAATCTATGTATTTTTCACAAAGTCCCATAACGCTATAGTTCTTTTGCATTTCTTCTATCTCATCTAAGTCATATAAATCTTTGTCTATAAAATTATCTTCTTGATAAATATTTGGCTCAATCCTTCTTCCGATCTTTTGCACTCTGTTAATTAAATTAGACAATGCAGATGATGTTGCTATTTCAGAAGGAACATAAAGATCTACAAAATTATTTTTAATTTGTGCCTTAAAATTCTCAAGTGGCATATCGTATAACATCTTAATATTATACCTAAGAAAGTGAGGAGATATTGTATTTTCAAAGAAAGTTTCTTGCATATCCTTTAAATCTACAAGATCAAATCCTTTAGTGTTATTCATATCAGATCTTGTTAGTTGATATGGTACACCAACCATTAAGAGTTTATCCTTTTCTTGTCTATAATGAATGTGGCCGCTATATACTCTTGTATATTTTGAATAGATATTGCTTTCATTTCCATGTTGATTCTTTACCTTTGCGTTTAAGTAAATACCTCTAACCTCAGAATGGCAAAATACAATTTCACTCTGTGGATAGTCTGCCAATGTCTCTGCCTCATGTGTTGAATCTCTTCTCCATGGCATTAACAATATTTTTCTATCATTCCAAACATATTCAACAGGGTCTGTATAAACTTGTACATTTGGGATCCATTTAAGAGTATCTATTGAAGTAATTTCATTTGTCTTCTTAGCCCAAATATCATGATTGCCACAAATTACATGGACCGGCAATATCTCACCTAGTCTCTCGAATAAATCCATGGCATAGTTTAAAACTTTGATGTTTATACTCTGGCGGTTGTCAAACGTATCTCCTACCTGTACCAAAACATCACCTGGTTTTACATGTTTCTTTAATGTGGGAATAAACTGCTGTTCAAAAAAATCTTTTTGAATTTGTAGCCATTCCATAGAATTAGACCTAACTCCAAAGTGAAGATCGCCTAATACCCACACCCTTTTTACGGGTTTACTTAAAACACTTGTCTTAATCATTTAAAAAAGTTTGTTAATATTTTTTCTTGAAAGAACTCCTGTTTTTTTATCTAATTCCATAATTAGATCTTCTTTATAAACATTTGATAATGAGTTATAAAATTTATTTGGAGGTATATTAAAATAATTACATAACTCAGAAAATAAATCTATTCTTGAGTATTTTTTAATTAACTCATCTACCATAAATCCATAAACTTCATTGATGTCTATTTTCTTAAGACGAGTTACACTTGTAAATTCATTTATTACGTTGAATTTTTTAAATCTTGAATTTTCAATTAAATCATGTATATCCCTGGCTAATATTTCATAGTGTATATTTTCTTCTTCTGAAAGATTACCTCTTACTGCTGGATCTAAATCAAAGTTAATAGATCCCTTTCCCTCCGTATCTGGAGCTTCGAAATTATTGTCAAATATTTTATCTTGCTTATTTCTCATATCTATATTGCGTGTAAATTACTCATTGTTATTTCTTCAGTTTCCATTAATCTCATATATGAGTAGTTAATGTCTAACTTACATTTTGTTCCCTTGCCTTCACCATCTCTGATTTTAAGGACTTTTAATCTGTATTCATTTGCTGCTCTCATAATATCATCTTGAATAATTCCAAGCATAACATCAGCAGTATGAGAAAGACCTGCAGATTCTGCAATATCGGTCATTGTAATATCTGAAGAGTTGTAACCACTTCTTGTAATTTGAGTTGCTGTAACGATTAGCCAATTATTTCTAATACCCATTGCTCTAAGATCTTCTGCAATTTGCTTAATCTTCATATAAGTATTTTCAGTGTTTTGATTTCTATAATTTGCTAAGATGTTAATATAATCTATAACAACTGCACCTAACTTAATTCCTTTTTCTTCTTCAATTTGTGCAAGATAGGCTTCAATGTCAAGCACAGTAGCTTGAGACGTTGGGAATTGTCTAACATGTAGACTACCTGGAGGAGTAAATCCATTTCCTACTGTTTCTAATTTTCTTTTAATAAAATCTTTATTCTTACCTTTTTCATTATAGTCACTAATGTTAATACCTAAAAGGTTTGCTCCGATTCTTTTAACAAATTTATGTGCTGCCATTTCAGCGGTAATGACGGCGGTGTTGGTTCCCATCTTAACGAATTGAGCTGCGTCATTTGCTAAGAAAATGGATTTACCAATATTCTGTTCACCCGCATAAACTACTAAATTACCGCCTTTGTCATATCCTCCGCCTAATACTCTATCTAAAAAGTTATATCCTGTACTAATTTTATCAGTCTCTTTTTGATCATGTGATTCTGCATCGAAAAAATCAAGACCAAGATCACTGTTAAATGTAAGATTATTTCTTTCATTTATTAATGTCTTAACCTTTGTAATTATATGATCAGTATTTTCAGGAGTTACAGTTGTTGTTTTAATAAACTCAATAGTGTCAATAAGAGTTGTATCAAAGTTTCTCCATTTAATCCATGATTCTGCAGTAGATGTTAGCCACTCTTCATCATATTGATCTAAGTCTACTTCAAATATTAAATTAATTATACTATCACTAATTTTATCTTTAGCCGTTTTTGCATTTTTAACAAGAAGTCTTAACTGTTCCTTTGAAGGAGTTTCATTAAACTTCATAAAAAACTTAAGAGCAAGCGTTGAAAGTATATCAATCTCTTCAGATGAATAAAAACTTGTCTTAATTGCCTGTAAATATTTAGGTTTTTCTAATGAAAACCTAAAAAACATTTTTTCATAATCTTGGCTAAATTCCATAATAGTTTAATTAAACGGGTTGTTTATTATTTTATAGGACTCTTTACCTTTTGTTTCATTTACCGGTTCAATATAACCTTCTTTAACTAATTCTGCTAAAGCTTTATCCACTCTTTCTGGATCTGCGTTTTTTAAATGATATTTCATACTTGCATGTTTTGTGAAATTGTGGTTAGTATCTCCAATATGTCTTTTTATTTTTTCATATAAAATGTCAAATCCATCTGGGTAAGAAGGCAACGTATCGTGTATTCCTAAAATATATTTAATAGGAAGTTTATCTTCATTTATTTGTAAACTCATTCTGTTGTTTCTTCTAAGATTGCATCGACATCTACGTCTTCTGACATTGCACTATAGTTAAACAATGGCTGAATGTGCTCATTGATTTTTTCAAGTACTTCTTTTGTAAATACCTTTTCAGTAAAGAAGTCTTTATTTGAGACTGGCTTATCTAAGTGCTTACATATCCAAGTTCTTGAAGTTGCCTTAATTTCAGGTTTTCCATTTTTATCAAAACTTCCTCTATCAACTCCACAAACATCCCATGAAACATATTGTTCAAGACCTACATAAGGATTCATTCCTTGAGTAAAGTGTAAATGAAATTTAATTGGAGTTGGCTTTGCAAATCTGTTTTTGTTTGGTTTCGCCGTAACTATAATTCCTGTTTTCTCAGTACCTTCTTTAAGTTGTGCTTTATTTAAGAATAAAACAATAGATGCTGCATATTCAGGACCTGTACCTCCACCTGCTATTTGTTGTGCAATAAAACCTTGCGTCATATAAGTGTGGTTAGTAAATAAGAAAGGTATTTTAAGATCTGCCAATGGAGTCATAATAATTCTAAAAATAGATTTAAGAATTTTGGCTCTTGTCATATCAGCCTTTTCACTACCACTGACTGCATCATTGATTTCTTTTTGAGTTGCCAAGTTTCCAGCACTATCAAGAATAATCATAACCTTAGGTACTGTGCCACCTGTTCTTTTTACTTCTTGCATTTTAGTTGTGATCGTTGTGATTGAATGTCTAAAATCTTGTACAGTATTTACAGGTTGATAATTAACCTTAGCTAAATCAATTCCAAACTTTGTCATTAATTGTTTATCAACAGCCGCTTCACTATCATAAAAAATAACATTGTAACCCATGTCGATTGCACGTTTTACACTATTTAATATGAGGAAAGTTTTACCTGTTCCAGAAGGACCTGCTAATGCACAGGTTCTACTGTTTGGCCATCCACCAAATAAACTACCACTTACACACGCGTTTAAATGATAATTACCTGTGTCAATATATTCTGTAACTTCACTAAAATCACTATTTTCCATTATACTTCCTAATGGATTTATATTTGCTAATTCAGCGTTAATATCACTGAAATTAAATTCAACTTTCTTTTTTGCCATTTTATTTGTTTATTTTTTCGAACAACTTAGATTCTTTTTCTCTAATATTGTTTAATTCTTTTATTAAGACTTCTGCCTTTTGTTTAATATTACTCATCTCGTTTTTTAAAGTATTGAATTCTTTTTGAATTGCAACATATTCTTGTAATATTAATTCTTCTTCTTTAGAAAGGTCCATAGTCTTTAATTCTTTTTTGTTTAGCTGCTTCATTTACTTTTTCTGAGAAATGTTCTCTAAAATGAATTGCAACCTTTTTTCCTAATTCAGTATAGTTTGGGTTTTCAGCTACTAATTTACAAATGTAGTCTTCTATATTCATGTTTTTTATTTTAAAATAATGCCGAAGCATATATTAGGTTTGTATCTAATTCTTGTAGGCCTATCGCTTTAAGAACTCTGTTAATTGGATCAATCATACATTTTCCAAATTGAGTATCGTAGTCAATTTCAGGTGCTATCTCATATGGATGCCCTCCTGGTAAATATGCGAATGTATCACAAATAGGATGCTTTGTATTATAGATCCTAAGTTTTTCACCATTTGCTATCATCTTATACTTATTCTTGTATTTAGAATTATTATTTAAGAGATAGTTATAAAAACCTGCAGCCTTTACGTTTGGTGGACACTTAAGTCCAATTTGAAATTCTTTATTATCGTCAATAATATACTGTTGGATATTATTAGTTCTTCTATTAAAAGAAATATCGTCTATATTTACAAGCTTAAATTCAGTTTTACATTGTTTTAAGAATTGTACCATTTCTTGTAATTCAACTGGACCTGGCTTTGTTCCCTTTGTAAATAATAACTTAAGTGCTTCTACTAATTTTTGTCTTGCAAATAATGGAGTAGAACTTTGAATAGTATCGTAGCCAATTGTCTTAATTTTTTTAAGAGAAGGGTGTCTATCTTTTACAGAAAGCTTATCTTCCCATGCAATATCTTGAATATACTTTTTCTTTTTCATCCAAATACCTGAGTATGCAATAGATTCTAGTTCAAATACTAAGAAATTATCAGTATTATGGACAACTGCGTATTTTTTCATCGCTAAAGAAATAAATTCCTTAATTCTACGGTTGTAAACTTCTAATGTAAATGTTGTAACATCCATTTTTTTAGACTCATCTAACCATTCTACAGAATCATACATTTCACCAAATTGCACGTAGTTAGAATCTGTATCTATGTAAATGACAGATGGCCTATGTAACTTGCCTTTTACCTTAATTCCAAGTTCTTCATGTAACTTAGTGTCTTTATGCCAAAAATCATTAAAGTATTTATTTAATACTGTTTCTGAATAAATAATAGCATTTTGACCTTGAAGAGTAATTGATTCTGCAATGTTAATATCAAAGAAATGAAACCACTTATTACCGAATGCACCATAGATACTATTTAACGAAAGTTTCACGGCCTGTTCGTAGGCCGTGAACTTATTACTCATGATGTCATATTCAGCAGCAAGTGCTTCTAATTCTTCTATAGATAAATTATCTATGTTTTCTTCTACAGCTTCAGTTACTTCCATCTACGCTGTTTGGCAAGTTGATATTGTTAATAAAGTATCTGACTCATTAGAATCAAAAACAACTTTGCTTGCAGAAACGTGTACGTTGTACTCTTCCTTGTCTAATAATGTTAAGTATTTTTTGTAAAGTGTTGCGCCGCCATTTCCTTCTGGTGATTGACTAACCAATACATTAAATGTCTTACCTTTAACTTCAACACCTTTTCCATTTGATTTAATATCGAATGTCTCATCTTTTTCAAGATTAAAAAGAGATTTAAGTTTATTGATAGTGTGGTTATCAATTCCAAATTGAAAAGAATCTGGTGCTTTTGCAAATATTGCATCGATTTGATCTGGTGTAAGATCTTTAAAGCCTAGAGATGGCTCTGAACATGCTAGAGTAATTTCTAACTCATCATTGTAAATTCTAAAAGTAGAAGCTACTAAGTCTTGTTCATTCTCTATGAATTCAATCTCGCAGCGAATTGCATCGTGCTCAAATTGTTTAAATGCTTCTATAATTCTACCTGCATCGAAGAATGCAACCTTTAATTCTTTACCTAATTGAGGTACTTCAGTCGTTTGAAAAATACTTTCAAATGGTACTGAATGGTGTTTTACAGCGTCTCTTTGTGGTAAGTAAGCTGTTGAGATAACTTGACCATCTTTAATTTTGAAATAGATAAAAGAGTCTATTAACTTTAGTCTATTAACAAAACTTGTAAATGCATGCTGGTCTATGCGATCGATTTGTAATTTCATTTTGAATAATTTAGTTTATTTACAGATTTATATAGAGTATATAGAAATTGTTTCAAAATAAAAAGAGGGAGCGTAGCGAACGATCTCCCTCTTAAACCCGTAATTAAACGGTCCTAAAGCGTGGCCACCGAAGCGCCACACATTTTAGCCATCGCATGATACGCAATCTTCACTAGTTGCACTTGAGGCAATATCACCTCTTAATACGCTTTCAGTTCTCATATAATAGAGAGTCTTAATACCTTGTTTGTAGGCTTCTAAATGAACTAAGTTAATAAACTTTGGACTTGCACTGTTTGGAAATGCAAGATTAAGACTGCATGATTGATCGATATATTGTTGTCTAACTCCAGCCTGCTTAACTAGTTCAAGTTGATTAATTTCTTTAAATGTTTTAAATACTTCTTTTGCTTCAACCCATTTAGTTTGTTCCATTTTATCTAAACTTTCCCATTCTAGTTTTTCAATAACTTTACCTCCCCACATGTTATGTTCTACCATGCAGTTGTCAATAAAATCTAAACCATAAACCGAACCATTATCTTCAAGAATCTTGTTCCAAACTGCATTTGTATTTTTACCAATTTTTTCTAGGAAACTTACAAGTGAAACATTTTTACGAATAAATGTACCTTTAGAAGTTTGTTCAGTAAATACATTAGCGGCCCATGGCTCAATACCTGGGCTAACATTACCACTTAATTTAGAATTAGTTACCGTAGGTGCAACTGCTCTTAAATGTGTATTTCTCATGCCTGTACCAACACACCATAATGGCTCTCCATATTCAGTTGCAAGTTCTCTGCTTGCTGCTTCGCTCTCTAATTTAATTTGAGAAAATATCTTTCTTGTTTCAAACTGTGCTGTAAGACCTTCAAATGGAATACCTCTTTCTTGTAGATATGTATGCCAACCTAAGACGCCAAGACCGAGTGCTCTACCTTTTTCAGCAGAACGAACTGCATTTTCAAAGCCTTGTCTGTATTTTGCCTTTTGAATAAATTCTTCCATAACACCATCAAGGAACCACGTTGCGGTTCTAATTAAATCAGTGTTTTTCCACTCGTCATATTTTGTAAGGTTTAATGAACTTAAACAACAAACAAAACTGTGATTCTCATCAGTATGTAATGTAATTTCACTACAAATATTTGTCATGTAAACTTTTAAACCATTCTTTGTATATGCTTCAGGATTTGCTCTATTAACATTTCCTTTATACATAATATATGGCTCTCCAGTTGCTTTACGTTTTTTAATAAGTGCAGTCCATCTCTTTCTTGCTTCTTTATCTCCTTCTTGTACCTTTTGCATAAAGCCATCGCTGACAATTACACATTGGTGCATATTTAAACATTGTCTATTTATATCTCCCTTTGGTTCTCTAATTTCTAACCAATCCCAAAAATCATCATGTTCAATATCTATATTAACAGAGGCTGCTCCTCTTCTTACTGCTCCTTGATTTGTAGCGAGAATTGTAGAGTCATATATTTTACAAAATGGTACAACACCATCTGAAGTTCCATTGTCTGTAATTTCAGTTCCTGCAGGTCTAATTTGATTTACGCCAATTCCAACTCCTCCACCATTCTTTGCAAGTAACATCATTTCAAGATTCTTTTTACCAATATCATGAATACTATCTGCAACATCAATTCCAAAACAAGAAATTGGCAATCCTCTTTCTGTACCAGTGTTTGAAAGTACTGGAGAAGCTAAATTTAACCAACCCTTCCAAATATAATCAAAGAACTTACTAGCCATATCAGATCTTCTAAGTCTTCTTGCAATTGTGGTTGCTACTCTCCAATAAGCATCCTTTGGAGTTTCTCCTTCTAAACAATATCCTTTAGAAATTGTCTTTAAATAAATTTCAGTGTGGCCCCAAACTGGATAGTCAGTACCTTTTATCCATCCTAGTTTTTGAGCTATTTTATCAGCCTTAGGTGAATCTTCTTGTTCTACAAATAATTCCATAATTTATATATTTAAAATATTGACTCCTCGTCCCAGACCTCATCTTCACCTGCTTTAGAATATGCAGTTGGTCTAATTGCAAAAAAGTCACTATGTTCTACTCCTCCTGTCAAATGATAAAACCAATCTAATTCTTTTGCTGATTCTGTATCAAATTCAAAATGCTGGTTATAACCTAATTCAATAAGTTTTTCATTTGTTCTTCTTAAAATAAAGTTTTTAAGATCGTTTGCTTTAAGATTTTCAAGATTTCCCATTTCAAATATCTTATCAATAAATGCATGTTCCATTTCTACCATAATCTCAGCAGCTCTTATTACATCGTTTTTAACTTCTTCTCTAAGTTCAGGATATTCATCACACATGTGTCTAAATAATTTACAACCCATTTTTGAATGTAATGATTCGTCTCTAACTGACCACTTCATTTGTTGACCAATTCCCTTTAATAAGTTTCTCATTTGAAAAGAATATAAGACTGCAAATGAACTATAAAGGCTTACGCCTTCTGCAAATGCTGAAAATGTTGCTAAACTTCTTGCAACTTCTCTTCTTGCCGCTGGATTCTTTTGTAAATCCTCATGTGTATAATCATTTTCTACTCCTGAAAGATGTTCAAACTTATCTGCCATTGACGGTTCATGTAGGAATGCAGCAAAATCTTCAAGACCTAAAGTTTCATTTAAATAAGAATAGGCCGTAGCGTGAATAGTTTCTTGGCTACCAAAAATCATGGCCATTTGTTTGATCTCATGTTTTGGAAACCAATGAGTAACCATTGTAGTCCAATAATCACTAACAGCACATTCAGTTTGAGCAAAGCCTAAAAGAATATTACCAACAAGATTTCTTTCATGTGGCATTAAGTTTTCTTTCCAATCTTTTATATCACTCTGCATTGGAATTTCAGTATGTAACCAAAATGCTTGAGCCTGTGGAAGCCAACCTTCTGTATAATATTCTGGATATTCAAATGGCTTGTATTCTATTCTTTCTTTGAAAATATTCATATTTATTTAATATATTTTAAATTTTACATTCCTGGTTATTACATTAATAACCTGTTAAAAAACAAAAGATGATCTAATTTTGATCATCTGATTGGGTGTAGTTGTTGATGGATTATATATCTTCAACCTCCCAAAAGTTGACTACTTTAGCTGACTAATTTTTTTTCGAATTAATCTTGCCTTCTCAAAATATTCAAAGGATTTTGCCTTATATTCCTTACGTTGGCTATACAGGTCGGTGAGGATTCTTTTCAAGACAGAATCTTCTGTTGTATAGACTGCGCCATTTTCACAAACAATATAATCTTTATTTTTTCTTTTTTCTTCTATCTCATGTTTTTGTACAGTTTCAACAAAAGAATCAGGAGAAATATTAAATTGTCGCATAATTGAAGGGTATAGAGAAGCAAAGTCAAATGCACTTACTCCACTATAAAAACCAACGATTGGTTCTTTAACAAAAGCACCGGCATAACTACCGTCTTTTCTATTGTCATCTCTTCTTTCAGTTGCAATAATTTTATTTTGTTCTTTAAGCTTTCTTGCCATTAATGCTTCTGTCATAGCAACTGGGCTTGCTGCTTTATAAAGTGGCATTTGCGTAATATTTGCAAGAGTTAAAAGAACATCCATTGCTTTAATCTTCTGATCTATATAATATACCAAACATGAATCGACAATGTTATAATAAATATATTTTCTAAAATCTTTTTCATACAATTCCTGTAAGCCGCCATTGTATTTAATCTTTTTAAGACCTACAATTTGACCTGAAACATAATCAAGGGTATTTGATTCTTTAACCTTTACAGAACGATCATACTTATCATACAATTGCATATAATCAAGTATTCCCATATGAAGTGGTCTGCCATCCATTCTATCAACTGCACCTGTTTTTGCAGATTCACTAATATCAATTTGTAGTCTCTTACATCGGTTAACAATATATTGCCAATCATAATTAATAAAGTTCCAACCTGTCATCATTGGAAACTTAGGCATAAACTTATGAATGAAATTATAAACCATGTCATATTCATTCTTAAACTTATAATATGAAAGACTCCAATCACTATCCAATGATTTAAAATATTTGTTAGTATCATCTTGCATACCTGTCATATCATCCAAATCTTTTAAGCCTAAAACTATAGCCTTTCTTTCTGGTGTAATGATAGAGAATGACAGGATACGCGTCTTAGCCTCTTCTGGTTTAGGGAAGCCATCTACAATCTCTGTTTCAATGTCTACGAAATATGTTCTTGGTTTATTATATGCAAGTATTTCTTTTTTATCAGCTTCTGGAAGTTGATCTATAAAATAAATTAAAGAAAATTTATTATATTGTCTTGCATTTGATAATTTAACAGGTCGACCATCCCAATTCTGTGCACTTTCGTGTCTGTAGCGATCTTTGTCATGTGTGACATACCAATTTTGAAATTGACCAACCGGGTATCTTTTAAAGGCTACTTCACCTTCTGTGTTATAATAGCTTACAATTACTTCTTTATCTCGTTGTTCAATATCTAATAGCATTAATATCCTCTTTCTTGTCTGTTAATATTCTCTTTTTGTTTTGCCATATAAAGGTTGACAATATCCTCACTAGTCATTCCAATTGCAAGTGCAAAGTTCATATAGAAATGAAGGCCATCGATCCATTCATAAAATAATTCTAACCTATCAGCTTCTGATAAATCTGCAACTGTCATTGTTTCTGCTTTCTTATTATCCTGTTTCCAATATTTCCAAGCAGCTGAACCAATTCCATCATTAATACCGCCTAAGGCATCAAACATTTCATTAAGCTCATCTGACATTGCATGTTTATTTACCATCCACATTTCTGCAATTTCTTTAAGAGTTAAGTTTTCATAATTTAAACCTAATCTACTTTGCAATTCTCTTTGTTTATTGTAAATCATGCCGAAAGTATCTTTACCTTCTGAGTAGTGGTCTTTAACCTCTAAATCTGCACATTGATTATCTTCGTTTGCCATTTCTTTTGTTCTTTATATTTTTATTAAAACAACGCAGTTTGTTTACTAATTCCAGTGGTAGGTTGTAAACTAATTGAAAGATTTTCTCCAACTGTTTCTACTATCTCTTTTATTTTTACATCAAATACATCTTTTGTCCACATATAACTAAGTACAGTTTCTGAAAGTTGATTTGCATAATCTTCTAATTCTGTATTACTTAATGATTCTACTTTAACTTTAGGAAGACTTAATGCTTCTGTATCTTTTTCACTTGAAAGTAATACTGACCTTTGTATTGCAGCATAAACCCATCTAATTCTAAACCAGCCACTTCCTGCATGAGGATATTCAGGACATAAAATACTCCAATACTTTCCACAAGCTTCAAAAACATCAGTTTCAGTTTTTAACTGCTTTGCCTCTTTAATACTCTTTGCGCCGAAATAATCTACAGGCCATGATAATTTATTTCTATTTACCCATGGCTTATGATTTACAAGAGAAGCCAACATATGTTTTCTTTCTTTAATTTGAGAAGTATATGTTGTTGAAATATTCCAATTCTCTAGGACATAAGGAGTAAGGTCTATATTATAAATATTTTTACTACCAATAATATCTCTAACAAGTTGTTTATTACCCCAATCGAATGCCGGTATAATGGCGTCATATTTTGCATCTACCATGTCTTGTATAACCTGTCTTGCAACATCTTTATTAAAGTGTTGATTATCAACTCCACCATAAAAGTGTCTCCCGTCACTCCATTTCTTTGCTATAGTCTTTTCGTAAGTTTCATCATCTAACATTGATTTAAATGATTTCATAGTACCGTCAATTTTCCAATCTTCATGAAAAACTAAAACATTATCACATTCATTAATTGCATATAATGCGTTAAAGATTTCACCTGAATAATTGTTAGAACCAAATTGACCAAGGCCTACAATAGCAAGTCCATATTCTGAAAGATCATCTCCCCATTTAACTTTCTTTCTGTCTACTGTGTAACCTTGTTTTCTTAATGAATTACAGATAATACTACTATCATCTATTCTTTTAACTCTAGCTCTTTTCCAAGCTTCATCGTCTGTTTGTTTGGCCGTACAGCCTGTAAATAATATTTTCATTCTTTTTCGTTTAAGTAATTGTCTAATGCTCCAATATATGCGACTGCATCTAGGAGGTTATCTCTTTTATGATTGTAACTTTCTCTTGAAAATTTAAGTGCTATTAAGGCCATGTACATTTCTCTGCCTGTAACTTCTAAGCCAGTCATACCTTTAAAAATAGATGCTGCTCTATCCATACCCTCACTGAAAGGGCCATATTGTCTTTCTTTTTCTTCGCTTCTGTGATTGATAATTTGATCTGCTTCTTCTAGTATACTTTTCATATAGTTATTTTAAAACTTATATACTAAAAAAGGAGATTGTTTCATACAATCTCCTTTAAATTACTAATTAGTTGTTAACTTTTATTATTATAATTTTACAGGCATATAACCTTTAGAGTTTTTATACTCTTTTCCATCTACATCAACAATCCATGTATCTTTTTTAAATTTTCCAGCAGAATGCTCTTGAATCATTCCATACCCTGTCCATTCTTTAACTTCTTCTGATTTTAAGTTTACTTCATGTGGACGTAAAGGTTCTCCTGGCTCTTTTATTTCCCAAAAAATATGTTCAAAGACATGAGGTGCAGGCGAATTAAATTCCCAATTCTCATCTAGTCCTATATATTTATAGTTAGGAGTGTGAGGCATTTGTATACCAATTGCATAAAATGATCCTACCTTAAGATCTTTTTCTCCACTTATTTTTTTACAACCTGGTAATTCTGGAACTGAATCCCATGGCCATTCATCTTTATAATATACTTGGTATCTTTTGTCTTCTATCCAACCATCCTTAGGTTCTACCTTTTCATTGATAAACTCTTCAAATAATTTTATGTTTTTCATAGCCTTGTTTTTAATATTTAATTTCTTCAATTCTTAAATTCATTTCAGGAGTAAACATGTCAGTTTTTTCTAATTTATCCTTTGCAACTTTTGCAGATTTCATATCTGGTCTAAATACAAATGGTAAATCTTTATTAGCTTCGTCATAATCAAACACTATCATATATTTTGAAACAGAAAATGTCGTTATTGCAACTTTAGATTTTACTTGTGCTTTTCCTGTAAAGCCATTAATTGTTTTTTCTAGTTCAGTTAATTCAAATATTTTATTTGAATTAATATCTTCGTTTATAAATTCTTCGAATAATTTTACGTTTTTCATTGTTCCTTTAATTTTTTAAACTTCAGCAACCTTTAAGTCTCTTTCTCCATAAGATGCCATCATCCATTGCTTTGATCTTTCATCCCATAAATAAACGTATTCTGCACCTCCATCATCTTCTACATCTGATAAATAATTTGCAATTGTTGCAACATTACCAGTTGATTGAGAATCTCTATCACCTTTATAAAAGTTAATTTTCTTAGGATTTACTTCTAATTGTGAACCACTTCCTTGTGAAAGTACATAATCTACATTCTTTCCGCCTTTATAACCTTTTCTTAATACCGGTAGTACATATTCTGGATAACCATCATAATGCATATAAACTGATGTGATATTTCCTTTTTTATCAATTTTTCCAAATTGATGTCGAGTACCTTCGTTTATTTCTTGAGACTCATTAACTCCTACAAATTTAGCAAGAGCAGATTTAAGATCGTCGTAAGTGTATTTTCCAGAAAGAGCATCTGCTAATACAGTACCTTCCTTTTTACCTCCATTAACATATAGATCTGTGTTATCGAAACCTGGCCAATCTCCACCTCCAAATTCATTATCTGGGTCGAGTCCTAAATCTACACCTAATGTAAATGATAAAGAATGTTTTCCGTGAAATTGATCGTTATAGCCAAGTTTTCCTTCTCTTTGATAGCGTCCTATGTTTATTTTTGGTTTTGCTTCATCTATAGATGATGTATCATATGACTCTAGATAATCTTCTCCACCTTGTTTGAAGTCATCCATTGCAGCTTCTAATTCCTTTTTAGAAAAACCTGCTTTTTTGCCAGCTTTCATATATTCATTTTCATCTTTAAATGAATCTATATTTGCTGTAAACCAATCTTTTATAGATTTTTCGTTAAGTGATTCATTAATAAAGTCGTTAAAATTCTTAATATTGTTCATCTTTTGATTTTATTTTTAATATTATATTATATATCAGATTAAAATACAATTGTTTCTGACTTTGGGTACATTGCACATTTATGATAAATTTTCATAATTCTACTTGCTAAATCACTTGGACATTCTAATGCATTCAATTGAAGTTTCTCATATAAATAACCATCAAATAAACCATATAGTTTGTTTTCAATAGATCTTCTTAATTTTTTATCTATTTGTTCATCGTAGTTTATTAAATCATTAATTAAGTTCATGATTTCTTTTCTAGTTTCCGAATTCATTGATTCATGTCTGTTAAAGTTTGTATAGCTCATCTAGTTTAAGTTTTAATTATAATACTAATATAACTATAATCTTTGACTCGTGAAAATTTTGAGGCAACTTTTTTTCAATAGTTATTAACAATTTTGCAAAAAAAAATCCAGGACTTGCCTGGATTTTTTAAATTATTATAACTTTATTCTATATCTTTTGCTATTTTATCAGCCCTTGTACTATATGCCTTTAGCATATTTTTAGATTTAATTCCTAAGTCTTTAATAGCATCTTTTCCATACTGATCTTCTAAAGTTTGATGACTGCCTTTTAAAACTTTTACAAAATTAATGTAGTCTGAATTAGATTTTCTATATTTTGAAAATGCATCATCAACATCAGAAGGATCAGCAGCATCTATTGCTGCCATCACATTGTCTAGTTTTTCTAAATTATTAATAGATTGTTTAAATAAATCTTGAACATCAGCATTCTCTATTTTATTTTTAATTTGATCTATTTCCTTTTTAGTATCTCTATCCTCTTTTTTTCTAAACAATCTTGAAAAAAAACCTTCACTTACTTTTGATAAATTAACAAAATCTTTAGCGTATTTATTCAACATTCTTTCGTTATAATATTCTTCTAATTTGTCTAAGAACGCCTCGTGAGAGTAGTCCATGCCAGGTGTTAAATATTCTCCCATATACTTGCCATGTGGAGAATTTAAAAAACCAATCGCTTGTTTTTCTGACATGCCTTTATCTTGTAAAACTTCTATTGCAGCATCATATGCTTTTTGAATGTCTCTGTTATTTAGATCTGACATTTCTTCAAGAAAAGCAACATAGCCTAAACTTTTTCTAGCATCTTTAATTTTAGCTTCATCTACAGATTCGTTTTGAGCGTCAAACCATGCAATTTGCCAATCATCTATATCAAATTTATAGAATGCTACTAAGTCTGCAATTTTATCATTAGCGGCTGGATCATCATCTCCTCTTTCAACTCCAGTAACGTCACGATAATTCTTTGTAATAAATGTTGCAAGTTCCTGTTCACTTGGTCTTCTTCCTAATTCCTTTATGACTTTCTTAACGGTGTTATATTTACCAACTGCCTGATATTCTTCATTTAAAAATCCACTAAATGTAGTATGTACCATTTCTTCTTTTCTGTTTTTAAGATATTCTTCTCTTTCTTTCTTCTTTTTCTTTTGCTGTTTCTTAGCGTCTCCTTTACCAGCTGGCACATCACCGCTTCCTACTTCTCCACCTTGTGGAAAGGCAGGATTTCCCATGCCTCCAATATTTGCTGGTGTAACGTTTTCGTTCATTACCAAGCTAAGTTTCTTTTCTTAAGTTTAGCTAAACGATCTTTAATAGACTTTGCATATTCTTGAGATTCTTTTTCAGCATATCTTGCTTGCCATTCATATTCTCTAGAATCTTTACCATATTTAGCTTCAGCCATTTCAACTTCTGTCATATAGCCTGACCATCTTTCGTAGTCTTGAATTAAAGCATTTATAAAATTACTAATGTCGTTTAATTTATAAGCTCTACCATCTGCTCCTACACCTGCAATAAGTTCTCCATACTTATTTTTTTCTTGATTTTTTAAACCATCTTTCATAACGTCAGTTGCATCGTCAATTGCATCCATTACTAATTTATCTAATGGTAATTCACTTGCTCTTTTTTGTAGGATTTCTTTATATCTTGCAAGGTTTGCATCTTTAAATTCCTTATCAGATTTAAATGATACTGCACCTTCTTTAGCTTTTATTCTATCTTCGATTTTTCCTTTAGTATTTGGAAGAGCAGCTGTGTTAATTACAAATGCAGCATCTGCAACGTCTATCACTCTTTTTACATTATAAATACCAGATGCGTCCCAGCCTCTATACTCTTTATTAATTCCAATATCATAAGATGATTTTCTAGGATCTGTAGTTAAAGACATTGTCATTTTTCTCTTAATATAATCTCTTTTAACATATGCAACGTCTTTTCCCATACCTATTGCAAGGATTGTATTTGCTGGGATTCTATTAGCAGAATTATGAACAGATTTTGAAGTATCAGCATAAGGGTTGTCTTTTTCTTGAGTTGTATAATAAACAACTAAACCTTCTGCTTTTTTACCTAATTTAGGATCAATATCTATTATTTGATCATCTGTTATTTTGTCTAATTCTATTTTACTAAAACCATAAATTGCTTTTAAAATTGCCTTACTACCTCTTTTCATAGTAAGAAGTCCTCTAAGTTTAGAACTCTTTAATGCTTCATTAAGTTCTAAAGATTCGTTAACGAACTCACTAAAACTTTCGTATATTTTTGATTCTTTCATTTCTTTTGCCTTTGTTTTTAAGTCTTTTAATTCATCTTTAACTTTACTGCCTTTAGCATATCTTTCAATACCCCAGTTAAATGCTGCGGTAAATAGCTTATCGAATGGGAGTTTTGAGAATTTTCTACCGAAGGTTGATTGATCTAACCAGTCTGAAAATGTATTAGCCATTTCTTTAGAAAGTTTAATACCTTCAACTGAATTAGTTTCTCCATTTACTACTGATTTTAATAGCTTTTTTGCACTTACTCTAGCTTCAGTAACTGCTGATTCTAAAATATCAGAAGAATCAAATTCATATTCTTCTAACTTATTTATTAGTTCTTTGTCATTCTTAGCCTCGAAGTCATAATCATGCTCTCCACTAACAACTACATAATATCCTCTACCTTTTTTATAAATCTCAGCATTAGAACCTTGTCCATCTGATGTAGATCCTATATGATCTTTTGAGTCATATGTTCCTTCAGTAACTGCAGATTCTAAAATATCAAATATGTGGAAACCTCCACCTGTCATTTTATCTGACCATTCAACGTGTTTAAGTTCTACTTCTGGATGAACCTTCTTAATAGAATCAATTACCTTTTCTGGGCTAATTTTATAACCGTACTTAATTTGAATTCTTTTCTTGTTAAGTTTAGTAATTTTTGGCTTAGTATTACCTGTGTAGTCTATTGCTAATTGATATGTAACGTCTGATTTATTTAAACCTTCATCTACTGATTCTGTAACAAGATTATTTAATATCTTTCTACCATAACCTGAAAGGCTTACGCCGTCTTCTTCTATTTTAAAAAATCTTTTATTACCTCTTGTCCATTTTGATGGAGCAGAAGAATGTTGTCCAACTATTTCGTTAAATTCATCAACTGTAATTTTACCGTCTTTTAATGCTTCAATAATTGCATTTCTAACTTTAGCTGAACCTCCTACAGTTTTAGCAGGGTAATTTTCAGTATATCTTCTTTTAAGCGTTATATTTCTTTCGTTTAAAAAGTCTTCGAATGTTGCCATTATTTTTATTTATTTTTATCTATTTTATTATATATCAAATTTTTACTTTAACTTTAATCGTATTTTGAGTGACTTGTGCTATTTTTAATTCTTTAGCATTACTAGGTAATTGTTCCTTATAATAAATACCTTGCACTTTTTTCTTACCAGATTTTCCAGTAGTTCTAATAAATACAAACTTTTCTTCAATATCTCCAAATCCTTCCGCTACTTCTTTTTCTATTTTCTTAAAGGTTTTTACATTTGTATTAACGTCTTGGCTTAAAATCTTATTAATTTCTGAAACTGTTTTTGCGTCACCGATATTACCTATTACATTCCCTTGAAACTTTACAATTATTTCACCTTTTGCACCTTGTTTAAGTTTAAAATCTTTGTCGGCTGCTGCTGGTATTGTGTCTAAGTCTTTAAAATATTTGAGCAATGTAGTATATTCTCCTTTTGCTGCACTTTTTTCTGCAGTTTGACCTGCTGTTGTAGTAGGGTCTAATTCAGTAATACCATCTCTAACTGCTAAATATAAATTTCTAATATCTGTAATAGCCTGTGCTCTGATTGCAGCATGTCTTGCTCCTGTTCTCCACCCTGTTAAAAAACCATCCGTTGTTCTTGTTACTTCTTTTAGTTCTGCTATTCCAGCATTTAAAAATTTACCAGTTTTTGGATCGAATAAGTTTAAGTCTACGTCTGCACTACCTCCGCCTATTGTTAAGTTTTCAACAAGATACGCCATTAATATTTCACCTGATCCAATGCCTGTTCTTTTTAAATTAAATAATGTATTTGTTGAATCGATATCTTCACTCATTAATTGAAAAACTTCTTGCATTGTAGAATCATCTATTTTTGTTAAAGTTAATCTCTTTGAAAAGGGGGATTTTCCTTTAAAATAATCTTTGTTAATAAGATCAAACATTTCTTGCTTTGCCTTTAAATTATTTAATTGACCTAGTGATTGATATTTGCCTACACTTGCTTCTAGTAAAAGATCTTCTCTTTTAGCTACTTTATTCATTAATATTTGAAAATCTGTTCTTATACTCATCTTATTTGCCTTTAAATTCTGAAAATGTTAAAACCTGTTCTTGTAGTTCAACGCTTTCTTCCATTGTTTGTTTTAATAACTTATACATTTTGTACATAGACTTAGGAGTCATGGACTTATATGTCTTTTCGTCTCCATCTAATAAAGCGTTTCTTACCTTTGTTGCACTAATGTTATCGTCTGTCCTTGGAATTTCTTCTAATCTGAAGCTATCTTCAACTCCTAATTCTCCTCTATATTTTGGGTTATTAACTTGATAGCCATAGGTTTTCATTCTATCACTACCTGTTCCCCATAATACAGGTTCATACTTAGGTCTCATAGCATTAAACATTTTGTCAATTGCTGCGGTATCTATAACGTACACTGTCTCAATAGGATATTCCTTCATCACTTGTTTTATCATATTAACCTGCATTGTTTCATCAAAAGGTCTTTTAAAACTATCTTCTTTCTTTTTCTTTTTAGCTTTAACTAAAAATATAACCGTTGGAAGTCCATTTTGTTTATGTAAATGTTCAACTACTTTAACATGTCCTAAAGTAAATGGCTGAAACCTACCAACAAACATATTAACTTCTTTAGCTCCTCTTTCAGGATGGTTTACTTTTAAACCTTCGTTAATTGGATTTGTTTGTCCCTTAAGTGTATCGTTAATTTTAAAAGTTTTAAAATCCATTACACCATCTTCCTCTACTTTTTCGTAAATTCTTGCCTCAATCTTTTCTATAATACCATTTAAACTATTAAATGTATCTCCTGCTAAAACTCCATTTTCTTTCTGTCTCTTCTTTCTAAAAGTGCCTAACGTTATTTTTAATAATTCTGCAACTTCTCTTGATTCATTAACAAGTCTAATAGTTTCTTGGTTTGTTATCATTTTTGGGTTTAAATCAAATGATTCATTGTTTGCAAATTCAGCGCTATCAAAATTCATACCAATAAAACTTGCGCCATTGTCTTTTATAAATGAATTAAAACCTGCTGTCATTAATTCTAAATATCTCTCATCAACTTCTTTACTTTCAAGTTGTATTTCACTAAAATCAAACGCATTAAAATATTCAATAAGTTTTACTACAGTAATTTGATACGCATCTGAACTCTTTCTCTCTTCTTGTTCTTTAATTTCTTTTAATGGACTCTGTAGTTTAAAGTTTTTTAATGATTTGCCCTCTACGAAACTTACAACTAATCCATCAATGTCTTTATGAATATCATTGTTTAACATTGACTTATGAATTGACTCGTTAAATGTTGTAAATGCTCTATAAGAAAAACCAAAATCTTGTAATTCTATTTTTGCTTGCTCTCCTTGTAAACTTAGTATATTAACTAACTTTTCTTTTTGGTGATCGGAAAGGATACCTTCATAAACAACCTCAGGAGATTGAACTTCTAAAAGATTAGCCCATTTTTCTAAAATCTTAGGATCTCTAATTACTTTTTTAATCTGGGTTCTGTCTTCATTTAATACTTGAATATGTGTTAATATAAGACTATTTTTTGGAAGTGTATCATATTCAATGTCTACTGTCTTTTCACTAACCATATAATCAAATCCAAATTTCCAATCACTTGGCATCTGTTGAATAGTCTCATCTAATATTGCATCAAAATGGCCTATGCCTTTTTCATAATAAGCGACAATTGTTCTATCTATTTTATTAAGTGGCTGTTTATTTCCTGATTTATAAAATTCTAAAAGTCTATCTTCTCTTCTTACATGTAAGCTACTTGCTTGAATCTTTTCAGTAACTAAACATTTTTGTGTTAAAAGATTATTAAAATCCTCTTTTTCAACTGACTCATAATATGTTCTTAAATCTTGTAATGCCATTTTTTATAATTTTATGATACTTTCTTTAACTCGTTAAATACTATATTGTGCTCTTGTAAATATACATCAGTATTAACATAAAGTTCTCCTAACATCTTTTCATTATCAGGATCAGTTACATCAGTTATTGTTAATAAAGTAATGTTTACCTTTTCACCTGCTCTACCTGCCCAACCTAATTGAGTATCATTTAACCAATACTGTGAATTACCAAATCTATAAGTCGGCAAGTCTGGTTTATTACCATTTGGCTGAACTGTAAACGCTTGGTAGTGTACAAACATTTTGTTACCTTTCCATGTTTGAATTCTACGTTCAGCGTCTTTAACTGTCTTTGATGTTCTAGGCATTAAACTTTTAAAAAGCTTCATATCTACTTTATCTCTATTAGACAATACTTCTGGTTTGAAATTGTCCATACTTGATTCGTTTAAGAATTCTTCAAATAGTTTTATCTTTTTCATAATATATTTATCTTCCATATTTTATTATACCCATAAGTTGATTGATCGCAGCAAATGTACCTGTAAGTTTCATAATCTTACCTTTGTATTTAAACACTATTCCCTCAGTTGGTACAATACCTTCAATACCTCCAATACTTTCTAATCTTTCTAATTCTGCTTCTATCTTAGCGACTTGTTTTAAATCACCATTAAGTTTAACATTAGCAGCTGCTTTTCTAATCTTATCGTGTAGGTTTTTCTTTTCTAAATCAGGATTTGCAGCAACAAAATTACTTGCATTTAATAATACATCTTTTCCTAACTCTAAAAATAAGTTTTCAAATGGTAAAATATTTTGCTTATACTTTTTACCTTTTATCTTGTCAAACTCTTTAATTTTTTTCATTTGTTCAGGAGTAGCAATCTTTTTCATAGCAACCATATTCATAGTTTGCTTGTCATTGTATGCCCATCTTAAAAATAAACCTTCCTTTAAATCACTTGAAATATCTGCAAAATCTTTTTCAATTTCTCTTCTCCACCATGCTTCATGATACATTTTAACCTCGTCACCGTCTGATAAATTAAATACATCTCTTAAATCATTTAATTTACTGTGATAATAACTTTGTCTCTTTTCAAAATCTATGTTTTTCTGAAGTTTAAGTATTTGTGGAGGAATAATTGTAAATGTCTTTTGTACATCTGCCTCTATACCTTTAAGAAGTCTTGCAAGTTTTGCACCTGTTTGTTGTGACATATTAACTATATTACCTTTGCCATCAGTTTCTGCCATGCCGTGAAATTGAATAACATCTCTGTCATAATTAATCACATTAGGGTTCTTAGAATAAATTAACTCCATATTAAGAAAGTTTTGTCCATTGTTAAATTCTTGGTGATCGCTTAAACTTAATAATGCAGCTTCTAAATCTGTTGCAGCATAGATAAAAGTATCTTCTACTAGTTTTGATGCATGGCCCGTGAACATTTTAATAACTCCATCTAAAGATACTGGAGCTTGTAGTTGCCCTTTATTTCTTGAGAAAAGAACTTGACCATCTCTTACTGTAACAAAGAAATTTTGACCGTCTGTTTTTTCAGTAGGACCTTCTTCAAAATGTATTTCACCTTGTAATGAATTTGTAACAATAGTTTTAAAATCTTGGAAAGTTAAATCATTATAATCAAAGGGGTGAGGCATGTGACCTGCAGCTCCTCCTTCTAAAATCAAATTACCCTCTACTATCTGAGCCTTTTCGACTAGAAATTGTTCGTAAGTTAATAACATGTCTATATTTTATTTTTATCCTAAAGATGACTGTAACATTCCTACAGCAGTTCCATAGTCTCCATCAGCTTTCTTTAACATTCCTTCAGCAGCTTCTTTAGCTTTAGCCTCGTCAAAATCATCACCAAATGCTTTTTTATACATTGTCATAGCCATTTCCATAAAATCTTCATCAGACTTAACTTCAGCTTCTTCAACTTTAGATTCTTCTACTTTGTAAGTTTCTCCACCTACTTTAAATTCTTCTTTATCTTCTTCTTTTGCTTTTTTAACAGCTGCTCCGAATGCATTACCTTCAGTTTCTACCTCATCAGTTTCACCAACTAATTTACTAAAAAATTCAGTTCTTTGTTCTTCAGCTATTTCAGCAACAGTAGTTACTTCATATTCAGCTAATAGATCAGTAAATCTCTGAGCTTCAGATGTTCTCTTTGTAGACGCTTCTTCTTTTATCTTAGTGTCTATTGCTGCTTTTCTAGTTTCAGAAAATGTAGCAAATGATTGAATTTGTGTTTCCATTTTTATTATGTTTTTTTATTACTATATTATAATTATATATCACCTTAAATATCACTCAAATTGAAATTTCTTTACACTGTACTCAAACTGTTGTTCTTTGTATATTGATTGTCTTGCTTTAGAGTGTTTCATTAAATAATTACTCCATTCTGTAGTGGCCAAATCATCTACAAAGTCTATAATAAGAACACTACTTTTAGAGTGATGTTGTCTTAATCCTCTACCAATTGATTGTCTAATAATAACCTCAGACTTAAAACTTTCTGTAAAAAAGATATTGTGAATTTTTTTAATTGATATACCTGTAGAGAATGTACCATAACTTGCAACGATTGCAACCTCATCTCCAGCTTCCATCTTTTTCTTATACTCTTCTCTAATATCTTTGTCTGTGCCGCCATCTACATAATAGACTGCTTTATTACTTTCTTGTCTAAGTTTTTCATAAACCTTTTTTCCATGTTCAATCCTATGAAAAAGTACAAGGCTGTTTCTTGGTATTTTACCAATAACCTTACATATGAAATTTAGCCTTGGCTCTGAATTAATTATGTAGTTTTGTTCTAATTGAAATAAGTCCTTGTTTTCATATCTGTTTTGGGCCATTTCTGTAAAGGCATTCTTAGCACTTTCAGGTGCATAATCCATTTCAATTACTTTAACCTTACAATTTGCTATATACCCCTCTTGTTGTAAGAAACTAGCACTCACCTCACTAATTAGTGGACCTGTATAAGCCATCAATGTTAAACGATCTAATGTGCCGTCTTTAGGAATTGTACCTGAAAGACCATATCTATATTCTGCATTTACACATTTCTGTAAGATTGTTTTAATAGATTGGCTTTTCATTTTGTGGCACTCATCAATTATAACCGCATCGAACTGGTCAAAGTATTCTTGTTTCTTTTTTACAAGAGATTGATATGTGCCTATTACTACATTCCTACCATCTCTAATCTTTTTACCACTAAATATTTGTTGAATTTTTATGTTGACTCTATTTGCATAATTATAGTCTGAAAAATCTTCAGTTGCTTGAACAACCAATGAAACATTAGGTACAATGAATAAAATCTTCTTTGCCTTTTCTTGTTCTAATAAATAAGCAACTGTAAGGAAACTAATTAATGTCTTTCCTGCAGACGTAGCAAGTTCACTAAGACACTTTCTAAACTTAAGGATATTATACGCAGCTTCTATTTGATAGTCCCTAGGAGTTATCTCTGAACCTTCAAAGAAGGCCAAAGCCCACTTCTCAAAATAAGATGCTGTAACATTCTTATCAAACAGCTCTTTAACGCCATTGATATTAAGTTCAAATCTATATTCTTTACAAACATTATAAACATATCTCCATAAACCTGCCGGAATCCACTTATTATCTTTAAAATATGAAATGTACCCATCCCATATTCCTTTTTTTACTAGAGGATTAAATCTCCAGCTGTCGATTCTTTTAGTTAGTGATATGTTTAGTTGTTCAAGTTCAAGCTCAGATGCTTCATCAACTCTTAAATATTGTTTATTCTCTGTGAGAGTAAGCTCCATTCATTCAACATAATTTTTAAACGAGATCTTTAATTGCAAGTCTATTACGTACTGCAAATCCCATATTATCGAGAGTCTTTATTGATTCTCTATAAAATTCAACTTGATTTTCTAACTGAGATAAAATCATTTTATCATCTGCTAATTCAGCTTCTAAAAATTGTGCTTTTATTTTATCAGTTAATTTATAATCATAGTTGTAATATCTTATCCAAGCCTCTTTCCATTTAATGTCAACTTGTTTTTTCTGCTCTTTTGTTTTAAGCTGTACATACATTAGCTGTTCCACCATTAATTGTCTTGTATGTAAAATATCACCGATAACAATTTCCATTCCACTTAATGTCTTAATACCATGTGCAAGTGCAGTTATCTTTTTAGTCCATCTTTCTCTCTGTACTCCTAACTTTTCATCTAACTTTAATATCTTACTTGCCTTTGTGTCTTTTTGTTGTTCCATTAAAATAGTCCTTTCTTATTACTTTTACTTTTTATAAACGTCGATGTAGTCAATTTCTTTTTAAATTTAGGCTGACTCATCTTAATACCTTTACCTTCAAAATCTTCTTTGTTAAATTTAAAATCTAACATTTTCTTTAAATTTTTAAACCTGTTTTTATCTCTATAAAACTTGTCTAATTCCTCATCCATATCTATGTCAAACATATCTCATATCAAGTTTATCGTTAGTAAAATAATCGTCTAACTCTGACAGAGATATTTTTATTTTTTCATTATAACAAACCTTTACAAGGTCGTTTAAATCTTTTATAGTATATTTATCCATTTTTTTATCCTTTAGATATTTAGTCCACATAAATACCTTTTTACCTGATTTAAGTTTTTCAATGGATTTTTTAAGGCCGGCTTCATCATTATCTAACATATATCGACTACTATCAATATAGTCTAATTTAGTAGTATCTCTTCCAACTGTACATAATGCAATTGAGTTTCTCATAAACATTGCATCTAATGGGCCTTCGAATATTGTAACTGGGTTTTGGAAATTAACCTTTAATGCTCCAAACAATGTAGATACGTTATTAAATTGATGGCGAGTTTCTTCATCCATTTCAAATGGCTTATTTAATAAGGCTTCATGTATTTTACTCAAATCATAAGTTAAATATCTTGAACCTTTTCCTTGCATTCTTCTACATTGTGCACCTATTATTTTATCGTCAATTGATTTGTTTAATATCCAAAGCCTTTTATCTTTAGGATTAAATAAAAAGCTATCTAATTTTTTATGTAGGAGTCTTTCCTTTAATTTAAACCATATCCAATCTCCGATTTGAATTGGCTTTGCACCAGTTGCTTTTGAAAAGGCTTCTACACTTATTGATAGTTCTAATATTTTTTCATATACGAATGGTGTAAACTTTTCAGAGGTGTCTATTGTATTTTTTCTACTTTTAACATAGTCAATCAATGTTATAGCATCCATTTTATCTGGCATTTGAATACCGAAGTCTTTTAAAAAATAATAGATATTTGTGTGATATTCACAATTAAAACAATGATACTGTAATGTGCTCCAAAATAAGTTACCTCTTTTTGCAGAATCATCTCTGCTTGAATCACCACAATAGGGACATGCCAGATTTAATCTATCTGACATATCCTTTATCATGTGCTTAGAGTGGTTAGAATGAGATTTTACTACTATTTCTTTTACTAGTACTTTAATCTTTTCCTTTAATTCTAATGTTAATTCTGTATTAGAGTTCGAGATCATTCAAAAAAGATTCTAAATCATCACCGCCTGCTGGAGTAGCTTCCTTTTCAGCTTTAGGAGTTGAAGTAGCCTTTTCAGCTTTAGGAGTTGAAGCAGCTTTTTCAGCTTTAGGTACCGGAGTGCTTGCTTCAAACTGATTAGTTACAGCATCTATTGCTTCACCAGGGTTTAAATACATTTTAAGAACGCTATTTACGAAATTTCTTGTGTCTTCGTCCCATGGTCTGTATTCAAACTGCTTCATTGAAGGGGCTCCTTCTAATTCAGCTTTAATAGCATCCATATCTTCTTTAGTTCTTTCTGCTGCTTTACCTTTAACAGTGACCGCAGATGTTGAAGATGAGAATTTAGAAGTGTCGTAGTTATTATAATCGTTTTGTCTTGTAATTACTAATTCAAAGTTTTTACCTTCAAATAAATCAAATACTTGAGTTGGCTCACCAAAATTAGGCTTTAATTCCGCATCGATTTTTTCTTTGATTTTGTAACCGAATTTAAATATTTTATAAGTACCTTCTAATTCAGGTTGTTGAGGGTCTTTGATAATTTTTACAAGAGCTACATAAGATTCTCTTCTTTTTAATTTATCAGACGCTTTTCTATCAACTGCGCTTTCTGATTTTCTTAATCTAAAAAATGCATCAGAAACTGGACAGTGTTCACCAATTGTAGTTGGAGAATCAATCAACTTAGAATCGCCGTTTGGACCTGTTAGCCAGTTTACGTATTTTTTAATTAATGAATTTCTTGGGTTTTCAATATTAGGAACGAATCTAATTAATGCTTTATACGTTCCGTCTTTGCCGTCATCGGCAGAAGGCTTATACATCATGTTTCCAGTTGTATTTACCTCTTGTTCATGTGTGTTGATGTCTTCGACACCAATGCTAAAAATGTTAAAATCTTCCATAACTTTAATTTACTTTTAATCTTTAATTTACTTTAATTTACCGTTTATACTTTAAACTTATAATATTATATAGTCAACTTTAAAATAGTTTCATAATATGAACCTTGTTTGCGCGTCTAACCGACTTAGTTTGTGCTATTGCACCTATGTTTGCTTCAGACAGGGTCCGATAATTAGTGTTCAAATATGAACTTAGTTTATCGTTTTCCATATACAATATTATATATCTTTAGTTGAAATAGTTTCAACTAAATAGGCTAAAAAACTTTTTTTAATTTTTTTTTATATTTTCTGAAACAAAAGAGAGAACGGGCTATATAACTTAAGTATTTAAGCCTCAGGGAAGATTAGGTTCTAAGGTTCTCATTAAGGAGTTTAAGTAGAAAGCGTCTACAAGGTCATCAAAGGGCTTTGGGATAGATTTACCGAATTCAACGGTTTTAGCGAACTTCCAGAATTTTGTCTCCTCGAGAAATTTTTCACCAGTAGAGTTATTTATAAAGACATCCCATAAAGCAAGCTTATTCATATTACCTTTACCTGCATGTTTTTTAATTGTTGAAGGAGCTATTGTTAAAATATCTTCAGGCTTAAAGTATTTGAGAAGTTTAATCTTAAGAATAGATGCAGCCGCTGCCATGTCAATAATATTATTAGTTCCAGCAGAACTACCATAAGATACTCCTTCAAATGCTATCTTAAATGAGTCTTCTTTATCTATATGTTTTGTAATTAGTTCGATAATATCATTTGACATAATATCATAACGTTTAATCTTAGCAAGTTCAATACTAGAATAATCAACATGTGTTTCCCAATCTGGTTGAAAAACAAGAGTAACACCCTCCATTAAAGCTAAGTCTTCTTGTGTCTTAATAGCCTTTTTTGTACCGGATCTTTTTAAATAAGAAATAAAATGATATTGATTAGTATTGTCATTAAATAAACAAATACCTGGAGAGTTTAAAGAAAAATCAATTGTGATAAAATTCATTATATATTATTTACCTAGTGAAGCACCTATTGCAGTACCAACAAGTCGTGAAGTTAATAAATCATATAAAATACCCTTTTGAACTCCTAATACCTTGGCTATCATTTTGCCCATAGATTTTCCTAAAGCAAAACCAGCTAACCCTCCGATAATAGACCCAAAAAGACCTTCATTAGTCATTTCATTATTAAATCTATTAATATCTAGATTTCCATCTTCATCTCTATATTCGTTTAAAAAAGAATCAACCGCTTGATCTACTTTTTCTTCTAATTCAAGAGTCCATTCCTGTTGAAGCCCTTCAGTTAAAAGCTCTAATTCATTTTCTGTAACTTTGTTTTCTTCTAAATATTCTATAAATGTTTTCATAAGTTATATATCTTTTAATCTATGTCCATTTTAATTTCAAATCTATTATAGTAAATGTTTAAATCAAATGTGCTAAATTCAGAAATGTTTTCAGCCATGTTTAATGTTAATTCACTTATTTGATTTAATATAGGTTGTCCAAATGTAATACTAGCTATTCCTAATCCTTCTGCATCTAAGACTCTAAGTTTTAAATCATCTAAATGTTTTTGTTTAGTAGTAGGTGCATAATAATGCAATAAAATGTCATTCATCATCCAATAGTTAATATAACCATCCATTAACTGCATTGTAACTGTAAATTGTCTAGTAATAGTATTTTGTATTGGAATTTTTCCTCTAAAATAACGAGTAGTTCCATCATTATCTTGTTGTGATACTGGATCAAATGTAGTTCCTGGTAAATTGATTCCTTGAATACCATAATTAATAAAATCAATAGGCTCTTCAAAAAGATTTCCTGGTATTTTATTTAAATAAGGTTTATACTTTTCTACGATTTCTTTAGGTATAAAATTCTTATTAAATCTAAAATCAAATAAATTATTTCTACTATTTAAAATCATACTATTGTATATTTACCTTTAAACACCATAGTTTCAGTACTTCCGTTATCGATTGAAATATAATATTTTTTATCTTTTAGACCACCTTTACCTTGTAATTTACTAGCATTTGCTTTATCTATCTTAAATAGGACTTCTCCATTGCTTAAATCAACATCTTTAAAACTTGTAACATTGTTAAAATAAATGCCATCTGAAAAATTAAGTTTTATATTTTTTAAATTAGTAAAAGATATTGCCTTTCTTTCACCATTGTCGATTTTAGAAATACTAAATTTAACATACATATCAAATGGTGATATTTCTAAACCAGTTTCATTATTAATAGAACTTATTTGTCCATCATCAATTGTTACGTTTCCTACATTCACCACAACATTTAATCTCTCAATAAAGGCAGGTGCATATTTTACTTGAGCTTTAGGTAAACTAGAATTAATTACTTGTGCAACATTCCTTGAAGCTTGTAAATCCGGAAGAGTATTATATACTCTAGTTAAATTAGCACTTGATGCTATATTTACTTGCATCATTCTCTTACCATATTTAGGTGCGTTGTTACCGATTAAACTTCCTCTCTTTACAATTTGAGTATTATCTGTTTGATTGTAAATTCTCATAGTCACATCAATCATAAAACTTGCAGCGTTATTTGCATTTTGTATAATTGGTCTAAATTGAATTGGCTCTTCAAAATCTTGAGTTTGCGTAATTGAGGTTGAATATGTTTCAATATAACTTGTGCCTATTTGTTCATTTACTATAATATCATAAATAACGCTAATGTCATCTGAGCTTGTCGCTATTCTATTTATTATATAGGACTCAAAGTCTGCTGCACTATTATCTTTCTCTCCATATATTTTAAAGTAGTCTCCATCGGTTGCCTCTTCTACAACTACTGTAAAATCTTGGAATTCATCTTCTTTAGCAATTGTGAAATTAGTTTCGTCTCCTGTGTAAATGTAGTCAGTCCCATTAGTATCTTCTAAAACATCAACTAATTTTAAAGAAACTTCATAATTTGAAGTAGGGTCTAAGTCACTAGAGCCAGAACCATTGTCATAAAATAAATTGTTAAAATCTACAAACTGATCTTTTAATGTTGGTAGTTTAACTTCTATAAAATTACTATAAAGAGTTTCACTTAATATAAAGGGTCTTGGATTTTTAATTTCAAAACTTGAAGTATTTAAATAAACTATTTGAGTTAAAAAGTTTTGAACTCCTGATGTTCTATTAGTTTTTACTTCGAATAAAAAACCCTCATAACCTCTTGCTGCAAAACTAAAACCACTTCTTAAATGAAGTCTAACTTTATCATATTTTATTTTAGTAATATTATTTGTAGCATTTGTTTGACTTGCTAATAATTCAGTAGAATCAGTACCTGTCCATTCTACACTATCTATAAATCCTTCAGTACTATCTAAAAGAGCATATTTATTTTCATTAACATTTACAGCATGGTATCTTTCGATACTTCCCGAACCAGTTATGATACTATTACCAGTTTCTTCATCCGGTGTAGCAAATAATGGGTTTGCAACATTTCCAACTGTAACTTTGCCACCTATGAAATTAGTTAAAGAATATTCAAAATTTCCTGTATTTGCTGGAATGTATGTGAATATGTTTCCACTTAATCCACTAGCATTATTCGTTCCAGTAATTGCAAAGTTAGCAGCAATAGTAAGAGCACTTAAATTAAATTTATATGTTTTTCCAACTTCTAATAACAGAGTTCTTGCAGCAAATCCTTCAATTGATATATAAGCTCCATCTTCAGTAACATCGAAATTCACAACATCACTGCCTAGTTCATTTATAAGATGTCTAGTTAATGCAGGATTTGATTCATCGGTACTTAGTATTTTCATCTCACTGCCGTTATCATCAACGTCTATCTCATAAGGAGCAGTATCTGCTTGATCGTGATAGATAAACTCTAAAAGTATATCATTATCTATTTTGTAATATCTTGAACTTTCTGCCATAATTTATTTATCTCTTTTAAAATTGAACAACTTTGGAGTATATGTTAAAAATAAACCAAGTTGAGGTCCATGATAAACTCTATTGTCTTTTGTAAAAGTTAAGCCATAGCCAACTCCTAGACCTAATTTAACTCTACTTTTATATTCTTCCTTTGCTTTATTTATCTCATCTTCAATGAGACTAATTCCTTCAATACTATTAAATGTTAAGCCCGGATATTTTGTAGCAATATTAATTTTTTTAATGCCATCAATTTCCTCAACACTTGAGTATAGTTTAATTCCTTGTTCATAACTAAAACTATTTAATGCACCTGTTAATTTATTATCCTTTTCGAACAGACTAATCTTACTATTCCATTTTCTCCAATTGCCATCTCCATAAACGGTAGAATCATTAAAATATAAAACTGAATCACTTTCTATAAAAGCGTAAACTGTATCAACTTCTTTAATGTTAATTTCTGCACTTAACAATTGATTTACCTTTTTAAGTTTTTTAATATCTCCTAGTGCATTTTCGTATTTTGCATATAAGTCATTTGCGTCATTTGTTAATTCTTCTGCAGTAAACTCATATGCTGTAATTTCGCTAACTAAGAAGTCATTTTCATTTTTATAATATTTTATACTATCTTGGCTAGCGATAATATTTTGACCCGCTCTTTCTACTTTAACCTCTAAGCCTTTATTAATAGCCTTTATTTTAGAAGTCCTATTACATTGATGCATTAATAAAATAATAAGCAATAAAATAGTTGCTATAAAATGAATTGGCTTTATTTCTAAACTTTTAAACATTTATTTTTTATTTTATTAATTATCCATTACCTATACCATCATTATTGATAACAGTACTACCTTGATATTCTCTATTGTATGAATTCCAAATAGTAGGCATGGTAAATGAAAATGAAATGTCAATACTTTGATCCGATGTCGTTGAAGCATTTCTACTTAAATCTTTAGGAGACAATGGTATAGGAGTTATAGGATTTTGACCATTTACTGTTCTTACACCATTTTTATAAAAATGAATAGTATTAGAATTAGGATAAATTACTCCTACAAATCCAAAATAAACATCAACAGATGTACCTGGGCCTACCGCTAGGTTTAGATCACTACCGAATTGTGTAGAGATAGCAATATTTGCATATACAGGAGAAGTTCCACTATTTAAATATGGAAAAGTTTCATCAAATCTTAATACAAAATAATTATTATTAAAGCTACCATTAATATCATATAGTGCCCATAAGGTATGAGATCTACACGTAAACCTTCCATTTACACTAATTGAATTTCCAATTTTTACATACGATACAACGCTACTACTTCCACCAGAACCTAGAGGCAATGAGTCAAATGTGCTACCAGTGGGTTCACTGCTTAGAGTTCCACTTGCTGCATCTGATCTTTTATTTGCAGTAATAGGATCTACTAAATTATCTTCAAAGAAATAATCGCTAAGAGTTCTTTTATCGTCAGTTGATCCATTATTCGGAGCAGGATGAAAGCCTGCAGCTGCAGAGCCTATAGCAGGCCCACCAGTTGCTGCTGCACCTCCTTTAAATCTAATACCATCGCCTGAACTTACTTCAGTAGGATCAATAGCCCCATCAGTATCGCCATCATGGTCTCCATCACTATCACTAAAAAATAATGATTTGTCAGCTGTAATTAATTCCTTTTCTATTTTAAGTTTAGATGCAGATTGTACTTGTAGATCATTAAAACCAGAAGCACTAGATACGTTAATTACGTTAGTATTCGCCGTTGTAATATTAGTCGCATTTGAAACATCAATATCTAATACAGGTGAATTAATATCAACATTAGTTGTCGCATTTATTCGAAAAATAGGAGTATTTAATCTTATTAAGCTTTTCGCCGCCAAATAAATAGAATCCGTACCGGCAGTATTTCCAATTAAAACATCATTATCATTTAAAGCCTTAATATTAATTTCTCCATCATTTGCTGTGATAGCAATATCTACATTGTCTCCACCTCCATTTGCTATTATATTAACCGCAGAAGCATCTAAGTTTAAATCCTCATTAGAATTTATATCAATGTTACCGTCTCCCGATGTGTTGTCAATTAATATGTCTCCATCCTGACCATCGATCGTCACTCCTTGATTTCCTTCTATCTGTATTGCAGATCCATTAGACAATATTTCAATAGCTCCACTTCCTTCAAAATTTAAAGTAGAACCTAATAATTTAATATTATTTCCAGGGTTTATTGTCATATTAACAGTTTCCCCTTGAACAGCAGCAGCGCTTCCTACTATTTTTAAAGTAGTACCAGTACCGTTAGAATATTCACTTCTAATATTGTAAATTGCAGCATTACTATTATCTACCTTTAGCTCAATATGGTTTGGAGCATCATCTGTCTTTAACAACATACTTAATAATGCAGTTGGAGAATATGAAGGAGCAGTAGAGACACTTGTGTCGTCTCCTAATATAATTCTAGAAGTAAGAGCTGCACTAGGTATAGTTCCAGGCTCATTAAAAGGTCTCAATACTCTAAAATCTGTTCCGGATGAATTAACATCACTGTCCCATATATTTAAAGAAACACCTTGTTCTCCTTTTTGTCCACCATCACCTTTATCACCTTTATCACCTTCGTCTCCTTTTTGTCCTACGTTTCCGGTAGTTCCTTGAACTCCTTTAGGACCAATTGGCCCTCCACCATTTGCTAAAACTTGATCAAAGTTGTAATTTGTCTTTTCAACCTTGATATTATTTGAGTCAGCATCGAATAATTCTTTTATATTTATTGCCATTTTATGACTTTATTTTTATTAAAGGTCTAATCTTATAAGAGTAGCCTATTCTTTTATTATATATTAATCTAAAATTGAGAGGGTTTACAGGGTCTAATTTATAAGTAAAATTACCATCTGAGATATATCCATTTACATTTAAATTAGAGGGATCAGAAATAATATCAATTGTAGTTATTTGTTTTTTCCCTTCATATACCGCTAATCTAATAGAATCTATTGAAAATGCAGGTATTATATTTTCAGCAACATATCCATTAATATCATCACTTAACGTGTCAATTCTACCAAAACTATTTTCAACCTCTACTAACCTGTTCATTGTATAACTTAAACCTAAACTACTTAGTTTTTTAACAACGGCCTCCCTCATATAAAAATCCATTATTACTTCTCTCTCAGTTTCTATATAATTAATATCATTTTGAGACTCACCTAATAATTTAATATTGTTTAATTCCTCAATAGTCTCATACCTTCCATGTGTAAAATCAAATACTTCATATTCTTTATTTAATTTTATAGCGCTCGAACTCATATAGCTTTTTTCTTCAACAATATTTTTAGTTCCTGGAATATATTGAATTCCTCCCCTGCTAGTTGATCTAACGTAGTAAGTATCTTCCCATCTTGACATAAAAACATTTTTGTTTTTCTTTTCAATAGCAATTTCATTTATTAAATTATATTTAGGTAATAAATCATCTGATTCTGAAAGTTTTATAACTCCACTAGTGTCTATGTCATTTACTTTATGGAAAAAATGATTTTTAATAGTTCCCCATTGGCTATCATGTAAAGGTGATTTAACTTCACCTATGTTAAATAATACCCCACACCCGTTTAGTTTTTTATATAATTCTATTGCAAGTTTATTTTCATTAGTATTACCAATGTTATAATTATAAACATATCCAATTGGAGTTCTATATACATCACTCCAGTCATATCCGTCACCCGGTTCAATTTTATGCATAGAAAAAGGTTCACTAAATGTAATAATAGGTTTAGTATTTACGGTATATTTTCCATTTTGTCTAGTTAAAAGAGCAAAATATTCGTTTCTAGATTCTATACTATATCCAATAGATTCATTTGTTAATCCAAACGCTTTAGGTTTATTAATGTCTATTTCAGGATATAAGTTAGAAGTTTTAACTATTTCAACACCGTCTTGCATTTCTAAAGAAAATGTATTTTCAACAATACTTCCATCGGCATTAACTGTTAAATATTCAGCATTGTTAGTAGTATTTAAAATATTTGCAACATTTCCAGCAGATAATAAATTTAATAAAGATGAATGTGCAAAAATACCTCCACCTCTATATGAATAGCTTGCAGACTTATATTGATTTAATGTATAAAATTGAGTAGGTTGAGGAACACCATTTATTGTCATTTCCCCAGTAACTGAAATTTTATTATCATTTATTACATTGTCTATGTTTAGTTCATATGTTATTCCAGCAACTTCAACTTCTAAAATACCATAAGAACCAGTTATAGGATCTTTAAGTATTTGTGAAGTAAATGAAGGAACACTACCACTGCTGTGAGTAATTCCATCTATTACAGTGCTTTGACCTTGACTTAAATTAACTGAACTTAAATCTAATGCACCTGAAACTATACTATTTGAATAGTTATAAAGATCTTGTAACTTATGATCTAGTTCATATAATAATTTTCTATTTAAACATCTAAAGTTATCATCTGATAAATTTAAATCTAAAATTAAAACAACAAATTTAAATTTTTTATTTTGAATTATTCTAAGTTTTAATTCATTTGGAGAATTTACATCAAAGGATGTTTTTAAAACGGTTGAAAATCTATAACCATTAAATTCACTATTTTTAATAAATTCTTTAGTTATGTTATTTTCAATTTTTTTTCTAGTTTTAGGTATAAATCTAATACCTTTAAATATTGTTGAGGCAAATGATTCACCTCCTCCATCTTCTATTATTGTATACTTTTTAAAAGTTCTAGATTTTCCAAATGAAGTTTGAGCAAATGTTTCATCAGAACCAACCATTGCCCCAGTCCCTACAAAATATGTTTTAAAATAATCAAAATTTATATCTTTAAAATGATCTAAACTAAATTCAATATTGGGTGAAGGTTTTAAATAACTAAAAGTATTATCGACATCAAAATACTCTAAGTATGTAGGGTATTCGTCTATATAGAACCATTCGTGTGTCATTTTAGTTTCGTCTCTATCTAAACTTTCTAGAGAAGCAGCAAAATTAGTTTCACCAAATGCTTCATTTAAATTTAGAAAGTATGGGTTTTCTCTAACATTTAAGCTATCCTTTAGAGACCATTTATTAATATATGGAACTACTCTGGAGATTGTAGCAAATTCCGTTGTATTATTTTCTTGTAGTCTTTCAAATTCACTAGATATTCTAGTCATTGTGTTTCCTTCAGGTAAACTGTTTTCATCTTCTAATATGTTTATTAAATTAGAAAAATAAGTATTAGAATCTTCCTTTAACCTTTCAACATCAGCATATGCATCTAAAGGCATTTCTCCATTAGGCCCAGTAGGTTCATCAATTGCATTTGAAAATGGGTAAAGTATGTCATCTTCTAAATCTAATTCTTTTAAATCAGAATTAGATTCATCATAAAAATCAAAATCCATATCATGAATATCATATGCACTAAACATTCCCCATTCAATTTTAAAGTCTTTATAAACATTAACAATATTTTCTATACCATTGTTTTTATCTTTAAGAATTACTCTTTTAAAATTAGAATTTATCTCTCTTGGATCATCTACTATGTCTAATACTTCATTAAATCTATTTTCAATATCTAATAAATATTCACCTATACTGATTTCATCTTCATCATCTTCATTAATATAAATTGAAGAATTTACATTACTTCCTCCTTTTAAATACCAAACTTCATTATTTAATAAAAAGTTAGAAGTTATGTTTTTATTAGAGGATTCCTCATTTATTTCTATGAAATTAGAAGAAGATAAATTTTTAACAAAAATTCCTAATTCTCTATTATAACCGTCAACGTCTGAATAAATTATAATTTCATTTTCTAAAACAATAGAACTAAATAAAGTATAATTATTAATTAGTGAACTTATTGAATCTGCAACATTCTTTAAAGTACCTTGATTTGAGAATCTATTATTTTCAAATCTACCTTTATCAACGTTGTTATCGGCTATAAATGTATTTTCTACAACATTAATATGAGTGTATGTTTTTTTAACATCTAATATTGTTAAGTTGTTATTTAAACAAAAAATACTATGGTTTTCTTCAAAATTATATTGCTTTTCTACAAGTTCTATAAAGTATTTATTGCCACGTTGAATTAAAGAAGGTTCATACTTTTCAAAAGTATTACCTACACTGATAGGCCAATTGTTTACTAAATCTAGAAGAGTGTCATATTCAGTTGCGCCTGAAGGTCTTGTATAACCAAATCCAGTATTATCATTTAATGTTACTGACCCTGTATTTTCATTAACTACAACCTTTATTGTGAATCTTTGTTTTTTTAATTTTAAAAGTCTAAACTCATCTCCATTTAATGGGTTATCTATTATTTTAATTTTAATAAAATCAGAAGCTGCGCTTGTATTAACAATAACCTCTATGTTTTTATTAGTCTTTTTAATTCCTGTAAATAAACTATAATCAGTATTATTAGTATCTGCTCTTAATTCATAACTTTTACGATTCCAATATACTCCATTTTTAATATTATGATAATTTGAAAAACTTTTAATCCAACCTAACATTGGCATATTTTGATAAAACACCGTATGAGGTAACATATAAGTTCCGGAACCAACATCGCTTAAATCCATTTCACTGATTAGTGTGTCTTTTTTAAATGTAAATAAATCGTTTTTAATATTATCAACAGATCCTCCTCCTAATTTATGTTCATCTACATAAATTCCAAAATACCTGTTTATAGAAAACTCTTCAGCTTCTTCATCATCAAATAAAAATTCTAAATTAACTAAGTTTGCACATGCTAAATTATTTCTAGAAAAACCTTCAGTTATAAAATCATTATATTCTATAATAGGTTTATCTGTTTTAATAGTATCTTTATAGTGAAATTCTCCTTTACTAGTGAAGCCGCCTTTTTCTAAATCTATACCATTATAAAAAGTTTGTTCATCTTTATTAAATGAAACAGTTAATGGAGAGTCTGGAAAACTATCATCATTTACATAATTTCTAATATATTTACCTATAGCAGAGTCATTAGAAAGATCAATTGTCTTTATTAATGTTGCATTTTTAAGCATTTCATTAATTCTATCTAAATTTTCAGAATTAGAATAATTCTTTGTGTTTATCGGATCTTTAACCCTATAGATTAAAAACTTAGAAGGTACTTTTTTATCTAGCCAAATTGGAGCTAACATTGCAAATTCACTATCATATAGTTTATTATAATTTATAGAAGTACCATAATTATAAGTTTCTTCTAATTGTTTTTCATAACTATCTAATACTGAAAAATCTGAATTATCTCTTTTTACTTTATAAACTAAATCATTTGGTGTAGAATCTTTATTCCAAAATTTAGCAACATCATATGAATATGATCCAGTTTCTTTAACTAAATATTTTTTATAATTAGAAGCAGCAAGTTGATCAGTCGCATTAAAACTTTCTAAATACATTTGATCATTTTCAACTATTAACTTTATATTAGTACTTATTTTAGGATTTGTTCTAAGTAATGGTTTTGAAATGTTGTCATATCTTCCATTATTTTCTATATCTGTTCTAATTTTAAAAGGAGTTAAACTACTATAAGGATCGCTTCCATCAGACGTTCCATTTAAGTTTTCTAAAGATTCAGCTACCTGTTGTATTAAATTAGGATTAATTTGTGCTACTTGTTGATTAGGATCTGTTGGAAAATCATCTGCATTATCACCTACACCATCTCCATCAGAATCTAAAGTTTCAGTTGAATCATTTGGAAATGCATCAGCGTTATTACCTACGCCGTCTCCATCAGAATCTAAAGTTTCAGTTGAATCATTTGGAAATGCATCAGTGTTATCTCCTACACCGTCTCCATCTGAATCTAAAGTTTCAGTTGAATCATTTGGAAATGCATCAGCGTTATCTCCTACACCATCTCCATCTGAATCAGTGTCTTCGTTAGGATCTGTTGGAAATGTATCAGTGTTATCTCCTACACCATCTCCATCAGAATCTAAAGTTTCAGTTGAATCATTTGGAAATGCATCGGTGTTATCTCCTACACCGTCCCCGTCAGTATCAGTATCTTCGTTAGGATCTGTTGGAAAGTCATCAGCGTTATCACCTACACCGTCCCCATCGGTATCAGTATCTTCGCTAGGATCTGTTGGAAAGTCATCAGCATTATCACCTACACCATCTTCATCTGAATCTGTGTCTTCGTTAGGATCTGTTGGAAAGTCATCAGCGTTATCACCTACACCATCCCCATCTGTATCAGCAGTTTCAGTTGGATCGTTTGGAAAAGCATCTTTATTATCAGCTACTCCATCCCCATCAGTGTCTCCACCACTATCTCCACCGTCTCCAGAACCTGAGTCAGTGTCATCTCCACCATCTCCTATTGGGGTTCCACCGTCACCCGAATCAGTGTCGTTAAAATCAGTTGGGCCGTCTCCAGAACCTGAGTCAGTGTCATCTCCACCTAATATTGGGTCATCTCCACCTTCAAACATATTTGTGTTTTTATTTTTAGTTTAATATTACTTAAGATTATATATCTCTATTAGTTTTATTAACTAACTGCTTTAGTAAGAGTAACTGTTTTAGTATTGTTTAAGTTATATCCTTGTGGCTTATATTTAGCAAACACTTCTAAATCAAAAGAAAATTGATTTTCATTAGAATCAAATATATCTAAACCAATTGTTTTAGAATATGTTAAATTAGAAACAGGATTTGTATTCTTACCTGCAACCCTACCAGTTGAAGTATCAACTCCTCCACTTGCAGTAACTCCAAAATAATCAGTCATTCTATATTGGAAAACAAGATCAACTGTAATGTTAGGGGATTTTGCAACTTGGGAATTAACCTGCTTACTATCTACTTTACCTATTGTCTTTTTTCCAAATTTATTATCTCCATCAACTACTAAACTTCCGATTCTAGCAGGTGACATAAATAAATATGCTCCACAAGATTTACCTCCTAATAAAAATTGATCATTATCACTAAACGACATTTTCATAGTTCTCTGATAAAATTGACTGTTATCGTACCTGTAAGGTGTCTGTAGATTAGAATAATTATCATCAGTTGATAATGTTGCAAATTGAGAGATGTTGTTCCAGGTAGCCTGATAGGTTGTACCTGTAAATACAGTAGGGTGATCAACATGTACATAAATAGAGTCATCATAATCTCCACTTGTTAAACTTGATAATTGAATTACCTCAGCGTTTACACCTTTCCATATGAAGTCATTTGTTGAAGTACCGTCAGTACCTGTAGCAGCCTTTCCAAAATATTCAAATCTATTAGTACCGTTTGTCAAACTAGTATCATCTCCTGTTAAATAATCTAGAGGCAATGTTGAATATAATGGATTTTCACCAGTAACATCCATATATCTACCATATATAAATTGACCTTTACGCTGTGCAGATTGCATAGCAGCTTTATTGTTAAATATTTCAGCGTTAGCTTCTATAGTAGTCATATTCTGATATTGAATAGGAACTAAATCATATTTTCCTTCAACTGTGTAATATGTATCGTTTTCAATTCTTGAAGCAAGAGCAGGTGTACCTGTGCTATAATCATGCGTACCCATTTCAAAAGTAACTTCGTCTCCCGAAGAAGAAGATGGATAAACTGCATCATTTCTATTTCCTATTATTCTTGCAGCTAATTCTAAGTCAGTTGCTTTACTATTTTCTAATAATAATTTAAAAGTCTTAGTTACAATTGTTCCTTTCTTAATATTTAAGTCAGCTACCTCATCTACATAATATCCTGCAAATAATTTAGTAGTAGTGTTTGCCTCAACCTGAGTTGTTCTACCTTCCTCATCTACTATAGTTACTAATAATTCACCTTCTGCATTTTCTAATTGTTCTTTAAGACTATCTATTTCCTTTTGAAGATCTATTAATTTATCTAATAAACTAATTGGAGTTTGTTCAGAAGATAAAAAACCTGAAGCGATATTACCAGCTCCATGTGTAAAATATTTTTCATTTGCAATAAAACTATCAGCAATATGTGTGTAAACTCCTTTAGAATCTAATTCCTCAACGAGTTTTACATAAGTAGTTTCTTTGCTATTTTCCTCAACAAGATTAATTACATCAGAGGTATCTAACATGCCTTGTGGAAATTCTATTAATATAGGTTCACTCCAATCTGAAGTTACAGGAGTTGATGGAAAACCAGCTTCTGAATATGCCTTTATTCTAATTTCAATATTTTCACCTAAATTAATAGGAAGATCTAACTGATTAAAATTAACTTCTTGTCCATCTTCTATACTTTCAGTTGTCCAAATATATTTACCCGTAGTCACATCCTTTAATCTCTTTCTAGTTGGAGTATCTAGTTGATTCCAGTTAGAAAAACTTGCAGTTGTAGTTTTATTATCTTGTGTAAATGGTATTTGTTCAATGTTACTTGTTTTACCACTTGCAGAAACATATCTATATTGAATACTAAATTTAACAATTTCTTGTGGAAGTGTATCTGCATTTGTTTTTGCTTCAGGCACTTTCCAAAAACCTCTAACTCTAAATTTAGGCTTAATATCTTTTACATTCTGATCTGTGCTAATACTTTGGATTTGATTAACAACTGAAGAATATAATTTAGCTTCACTACTTCTTTTTTCAATAAGAGTGTTTAGAGTATTTTTATCTTTATTTTTTTGTATTTGTGAACTATATTTCTTAGTGGCAATTTCACTTCTCTTACTAGAAATAGTGTCATCTAATTTCTTTAAATTTTCACTAACTGTTATTTTATCAGTGTTTAATTTTTTAATATTATCTAATGCGTCATTTTCAGTTAAGTGTGTATTAACCTGTACGACTTGAAAATTATCTACATTTAATTCAACTGGATCTGGTATAATACCAACGTTTGCAGGTGGAATAAAGTCTTCTTTTAAGGCTTTAATAAATTGACCAAAGTCAGAAACACTATCTCTATAGAAAGCAGATAATGTTTGAGTTCCTCCAGCTTCGTTTTCAATTGTTAAATCATTAGAATAAAAACCAACGCCAGGTGACCAGTTTTCTGCAATAATTTTAGAATCAGGATCAATTGCTTTAAAGAATACAACTTGTCTCTCATCAAATCCTACATTAATACTTAAATCTACTTTATTTTCTAAAGATTTATAAATCCTAAGTTGGCTAGTTCCAATTTTAATACTGTCAAATCCTTCAATTAATCTTAGTTCAATTTGACTAGTACCGTTATATACATTTTCAATTCTATATCTTGTATTATTGTTGCCGCTATTTACAAGTAGCTCATCACCAACTGATAAAAATTCAGTATCATTTAAAGATTTATCTCCATCAGTATAAGTTAATTTATTTAAAGTATATAGTTTAACTGTTTTTATAACTGGAGTTCCGTCTACTACAAATTCTCTTTCTGCATTTTCAACTGCTAATGCATCAAAATCACCATAGTATTGAGTTGATTTAAAAGGAAGGTCTCTAACCTGTTCATCAATTGTTGCATTTGCCCCACTACTTATTAAGTCTTCTACAAATGTTTGATAATTAATCTCATCAACATTATTATAGGTGTCATCAAAATAAGCTGCAGCAAATTCATCGTTTGCTTGAAAAATATATCTTTTTACTAAAACTCTTTCAGTATCTACTGCAATTTGATTACTAACATCAAATTTAACAGTTAACAATGGATTTAAATAATCTTCAAAAAAGTCATTATCCGTAGTTACGAATTGTGTAGGTAATGCAATTGAAGTTAAATCACTTGCAGGAGTTTTAAGTTTTCTTGCAATAATCTTTTTAAAGCTACCGTCAGGCATTTGCACAGTTGCATCTGCGGTTCCAACGCCACTCAATGCTTTAATATTATTTTCTAATCTTTTTATTTCTCTATCAATAAACCCAAACGAAGGTATTTGATAAGTTTTAATTGTAGTTACGCCATCATCGTCTGGCGTACCGAATAAGTCTACTGAAACTGTAATAGCATCCTTTTCGCTAGTCATTGCCTCGTTAATGCGTTCAAAAGTCTCTAACGCATTGGCATTCATCTGTGTGAATTGCTTAATTATTCCTGAAAATGAGTTTTGTGTGTCCATCTATTATCTTATAACATCTATTTCAAATTCAAACATCGCAGCATTTATACAAATTATTTCGAAATATGGATTGTTTCCAACTTGTGTGTTTGATATACTTCCAATTAGTTTATCATATCCAGCTTTCCAATTAGTATAAACGTTAATGTTATTCCCGCTTAAATTTAAGTTTTCAAAAACAATCTTATAACTTTGGCCATCTTTCCAATTTATAAGTTTGTCATCTATGTATATATTAATATTATTATCAGCACCCTGGTCTAATGTTTTACCAACAAGTCTAAGTTGATTTGAGAATTCTTTAAGTCTTGCCCAGATACCAAAACCTGTTGCATTTGATGGGTTAAACTGATTAGTATCTGTAATTTCATTATAAACACTTAATGTATTTTCGTTCCATAAGAATGGCTTTCCAAATACATATGTTTTTAAATCGTTTTTAATTTTAATTTTATTAGGAACTGTTTTGTCAACCAATATACCAGGTCCATTAAATAAAATGTCAGTATTATATTGTACTTCAGATGGAATTGTACCATCAATAAGTTGATTAATTCTGCCATTGGCGCTTGTAATTAATTCTAATAAACTGTTGCTATCTGCAAGGTTTGCACTTGCATTTTGAAAATCTGTTTCTAATGAACTTATTCTGCTTAGCATTTCAGCACTTGAATCCATCGACATTACTAAGTTTTCTAGGTCATCAACTCTGCCTTTAATTCTAGTATATCTTGCATTCGCATCTGATAATAATTTGGCAGCATTCTCTAGGGCACTTGTCGTATCCATAAATAAATCCATTGAGAATGTTGTAAAGTCATTAATGTTAACTTCAACACCAACATTATCAAGAGATGAATTAAATTTAATATTTAATTTAAGACCAAATGCATTTCCATTTAAGCCAGTAATTTCATTTGGCTTATATTTAATAAGTTCAGGAATATAAGAACTGTTTGCTGCACCAGGATTATCTTGAGGATTATCCAATATTAATATGCCATAGAGATTAGTTTCTCTATTTGCAGATACTGAATCACTATATAAATCATAATAAACAAGAACTGCATTAAACCTAAAGTCTCCTCCTTGCTTAGCATAATCTTGTAAACTATTTATGTCTGAATTATTAGCAACTGCATTATAATTAGCAATGTTCCAATCAATTCCAAAATTAGAAGTAGTATTAGAATCAACGTCGTAATAAGGAGTTACGCCCGCAACATCCACTAAAGTTTCTAAATCCATATTAGGATCAGGGTGTGTTTGGCTTGCTCTACCACTAATTTCAGCTTCCGTGTAAGTCTTGTTACCAGAGGCATTATAAAGAGAATTGTTAAATAATACTGCTGGAGTATATCCTACGCTTGAGGGAACATTAATATATACCTCGTGGTATGCATTACCTTTATATTGTATATCATTACCTACATCGATACTGCCTAAATACTTAACTACTCTATCATAGTCAGTTCCAGTGCCAGCGGCGTTAGGCTCTTCAGTATAAAAGCCAGGATTTACAGACTCATTAGAATCAGCGGTTTTAAATCTAATTGCGCCTATATTATTTAGCCATTTAAAAAATATTTTTTCTGCATCTGAACCATATAACGTGCTATCAAAATCATCATCTTGTAAAAGTTCTTCTTCTAAGTTAAGTGCATAATTTTGGAAAGTGTTAGCAAAATCGTGACCAGCATCTCCTTTTAAAACATATGATAGACCAGAATAATCTAGCATATTTGTAAAGTCCATTGTATTTTTACCGGAAACTGCAGTTTCAAAATTAGGAATATCTAAAAGAGCATATTTACTAAACTCAAATTTAATATCTGGGTTATTGAAAGCTCTTGTCAAATCTCTAGTCCCACTCGCAAAAGCGTACATTGTTCCTCCTTGGATTTGAGGTATTCTAACTAATGATGTAGCCATTTATTCTTATAATTTTTTTACGCAATCGTTGTTCCATAAGAACCAATGATATACCATGATGTACCATCTGATCTTAAAGTAAGTGTTCCATTTTGCACTATTGCAATACTTGCTGCACCTGCAACATTAGTAGCTTCAATATCACCAGCCGATGTTGCAATTAATGTAATTTCTTTACCTACTACAGTACTTGTTGATAAAACCAGTGGAGTAGCTCCATCTGCTGTATCAACAAAATAAGTAGAACTAAAAAGATTAACAGGAAGTGATGTAAGTCCTGCTGAAGATGTTCCATTAATTCCATCCTTTGTAATACCTGCACTAATATTAACTTCATTACTAAACGTACTAGCAACTCCAAAGGTAGCTGAACTAGCATTTACTGCTGTTCCTCCATCAATTGCAATTTGACTAGTCGAAATAGTAACCCCTGAAAGAGTTAAAGCTGTTGGGTCTAAATATCCCTTTAAGCTTGTTATTTCATCTTCAATTGAAGTAAAGTTATCATTAAGTGTAATTCTTGATGATGAAAGCGAATCTGTTCCTAAAATTTCTGTAACCGCCATTTTATTTTATTTTTTTATTTTACTATTATCATGTTTCTAATGGTTTTATTTCTATTACCATTTGTATCTTCGATTTCAGCCGAAATTTTATAGTTTCCAGCTTCCTTAAAGATATATGTCATCCACATATTATCATAATATATATCATGTTCTTCTTGGCTACTATCTTTATATATTCTCCAAACTGGCTTTTTAATACCAGGCATTTGCGTTTTATCTAAAGCAAACGTAACATGGGTTGATCTTTCTACCTCTGCACTTCCGTTAATAATTCTTACAGTATCAAATGTAGGATTGTACCTAACATATTTTGTTTTACCATAAATTGTTCCATTAGTTAATGTCACCTCTTCAAAATCATATTTAAAAGAATAATCTTTTCCAACACATAATAAGAATTTAAATATGTCATTAGTATCATCATTATCAGTATCTTCAAATACTGGGTTATAATTAAACTTACTAATAATAGAATCTGTAGATGCATTTAATTCATCAGCAATTGCTTGCCAACCTAGAAGATCTGAGTTATTAGTAGGAGTTGCAGCAACTAAAGTGTGAGTTCCTGTTTCAATTAAATGAGTAGTAGGGTTTTTATGTGCAATAGTTAAAACACTGCCTTGTTGAATTGTATTTATTTTAAAACTTGCCGTCAAATCAGCACCAATTCTAGTAGCGTCCCACCAGTTATATTTTCCATCTACCCATCTGACTGGATCCATTTCATTCCAAACATAAGGTCCAGTAGTTTCGCTATAACCCGTTAAATTAACAGGATCTGTGTCTACATATCTTTCAACCGTACTAAAAACTTTACCTTGACTTTCGTCGTGTACATAATTAGCTCTATCCATGGTTAAGTATAAAGACTGGAAACTATCTTCAACCTTTTGTAAATTTTCAGTTGGCAATTCCCAATAACCTCCTGTTTTATTCCAATCAGTTTTCCAATCTTTCCATCTATTATCTTCTTTCCATTGATAAATTCCATATATTTCAAGCGGCTTTACCTTAACGTTAAAGAAGTCTGACTCTTTTCTAAAACTCATAATTCCTTGAAGGTCATACATTCTTAGCTCTACGCTATAGTCTCCTTCAAAGGGTACAATTATTGGAAACCTTAAATATCCAGGATGGAATGTGCCATCTGTTTCATAATAACCAATACTGCCTCTAAAACTTTGTGAATATCCTTTAGGTCCAGTAACTACCCATTCTAATTCATAAACATGCTGCTTCCACCAGTTATCCCAAGTAACTGTTGAATCTAACGCATCAAACCATGTAAAGTTTGCAAATTCCCATTCTTGTGGAAGTGAAGTACATTCTAAGATTATTGGACAGCCTACAGGAATTGAGTGCTCTCCATCTGTGTCATTGTTAAAAGTTTCCTTTTTATTTATATAGTAGTTATTGTAAAATGTTTCAAAATCTGATAATAAAGTTTCATATTCAGTTTCGTTAAGATTTCCAAAACCATCTAGTGGAATAGGTTCAAAATTTACATTGTCAATTAAAATATTATTATTTGATACCAATGCATAATCTTCAACGTAAAGTTGTTTACCTTCCGGATAAACCTTAAATTCAACATCTTTACCTTCATTGAATGAAACAATAGGTTGTTGATTATTCCAAACGTTTAAATTCTTTTGATCAAAATAACTTCCCTCACCTACAATATCTACAATTTTTGCTTGAAGTGGAAGGTATTCTTTTTGTAGTTTATTCTTAAGACCGTATAATTTTATTAAAATCTCTTCCGGCGTAAAATCAAATACCTCATCGACATTAGGAATGTCCCAATAATCAAATGATCCATTAGGTTCGTTTAATTTATAAACCAATGAAAATCTGCTTGTTTTTTTCATTGTAGTAGAAGGCAAATTAAATTGCTTTCTTTTCTTATAACTAAATCCAGCATTTTTATCTGGAACTGAAACTGCTTTTAGTTTTCCAAAGCTATCGCTATCTTGATTTATATTTAGCCAATATTCTTTAAGTGTAATATTATTATAGCCGAAAAAATCAATTGCATTTAATACAGCTTTATAAGTTCCAATAAATGGTTTAATATTGTGTAATTCTAAAAGTAGCTCTCTTCTTTTTTGATTCATGAGTCTCCAGTCGATTCCCATTTCATTAATATCATGCTCTTTAAAAATTATAAAATCACCATCATCAAGAGTAGCACCCATATTTTGTAATAGGTCATGCATTCTTTCATCTTCTCCAACAGTTTCACCATATATTATTATTTCAGCAACTTCATGTCCATCACTGTCATCTGTAATTAATAAAGTTCTTTGATGTCTTTGTTCAGCCTTAGATGAAAGTGCAATGTTAGCCTGTATTGCATCATTTGTAAAATCATTTACAGTTTTTAAACCTGCAATTACTGAAACAACATCTGTATGATCTAATACTTGAATATTTAGTCCATTTAGGTTTTGTATTTTTACAGTATTGTTTTCTAAAATTGTACCATATATAAAAATATCTTTACTAATATACCTATCATCTTTCCAACTAAATTTAAAATTACTACCATTACTATCTACAGAAACAGGTCTACCATATACTATTTGGCCATTAGTATCTACAAGCTCCTCCAATATAAATAAGTTTAAAGTTTCATAAAGGCCAACCGATACCTCAGGTAAATAAACTACCCCGCTCCACTTTTCGTTTGTAGAATCATAGTTAAGGTTTAATTCATTCTCAACTCCATTAAAAAATCTTAAATATGAATACTTTGACATTATCTTATATTTTTATCATCTTTATTTGCTGTGTAATTTTTCCAATTTTTCATTACACGAATTTGTTTAATAGTATTGTAATAATAGTCAGTACAAAACCTAACAAAATCAAGAATAGTTTGATTTCTCATAATATGCCTAGAAACCCTATTGGTTATTAAGTCATTTTTATAATCATAGCCTAAATACTTTTTATCATCTTTGGCAGACTTTTTTATGTCATAGATCTTTTCTCTTTTATATCTGTATAAGTCGTCGTATAGTCCCATTATAAATCGCTTCTATTTCCTGCTTGTACTCTACTATAAATAGTTCTTGGCACAGGTGGGTTATCAAAGTATAAAGACATTGAAGCCATTTCTCCAATCGATGGCTCATCTTTTACTAGTTCTCCATCTCTATCTTCCCAGCCTCCTCTAAATATTGCAACTTCTTGCTTGTCTAAAATAATATCACCATATCTGTCAAGTCCTATTTTATTATACCAGTCTTCTATTTGCTTATCTCCAGTAACTGGTATTAATAAGTCAGGATTTTCTAATACTATCTTCTTAATTTCTTCAGTTCTCTTAAAAAATACAAGTCTTTTTTGATCTCCATCTGCTCCTTCTAATTCCGGAGTTGATGGCGTTACAGTAACTTCAGTATAATTATAAAATCCATCCTTTCTTGCTTGCTCCTCAATACTTGATACAAATTGTACATTTACCGCATCTACACCTTCGATACCTTCTATGATTGCAATAATATCACTCTTAGGTAGTTTATCTCTTCGTACAATTTTTATTAGATAATTTGAGATAGCCGCTCTAATGTCATTGAAAATATCTTGTTGCTTAAATCCTTCAAACCATCTAATAGAAATATCCATTCTATATTTAACAGCTTCCGGCTCTACAAATATTGCTTCACTTGTAACCATTTGCTGCCCACTATCTTCAATTACGCCAAGCATTCTATCAGTTTCGTCTTTTCCAAAGAAAAACTCGCTTTCGTCAACTGAAAAATAATCTGTCCCTTTTAATAATCTTTTCTCTAAATCTGGAATTGCAAAAATATAAATAACATTGTCATCATCTAAATAACCATCGTTCGTAGTATTATATGCATCTAAATAACTAAACTGCGCATACCTACTTAAGAAATATTCATATGCATCTGGATTTGCAAGTACAAAACTCTTGCTTGCCAGCGGTGCCATTAACTTCGTAAATTCAGTACTCTCAGGATCTGCTCCCATAAAAGGAGAAGTTGAAGTCTCCATTTCTAATAATTCGTTTAGGTCATGTGTATCTCCGGTTGAGTCCTTACCTTCACCTAACCATTTAAATGTAAGATCTCCTGCTTGGTTAAGATTTCCTGCTGCTCCATCACATTTAATATATTCTATTTCGATAGTAGCTCCACTTGGTGGAATTATACCAAAGTTACCAGTTCCGAAATAAACATCTATTCCTCCACTAATTCCAGTCTTTACTAAACAACCTTTATCAGTGGCTAACATTTCGTATAATGAATTAAACTTTGTCCATTGTTCTCCATTAACACTTACCTTTACTAAAGCGTGGTCAGTCGTTCCTTTAGATTGAATATTAAAGCTTTGCATACTTTCACCTGTACTTGTTAAGGTTTGAGACTCTAATTTACCTTGTATGATATTTGCTCTAACCCAATCGTTACTACTCTTTGGTAATAAGAACTCATCTTTATCAGTTCTTAAAAAATAAATTAAACCATTGTTATCATATTGAATTTCAGTATTTGGCTCAATTATTAAATTACTTCCAGCAACATCATCAGTCACGCCTGGCTTCCATCTAAAACGAATTTCTCCAGTTGCCGCGAAACCTCTAGTAGCATCATGCCCTGCAAGTCTTGCAAGTCCGTGAATAGATTCAGGCTGTTGAGCTGTATAAATATTCTGCTCTACGGTAGAGTCCTCTATATAGAACATGAGCATCTCATTCATTTCAGCCATTACCTCAAGTATTTGAGAAAACGGTGAAGCTGTTGTAAAATAATTACCAGCCTTTTTATAGACTCTACTTAAATATGATCTAGAGTCTTCTACTATATTTCCAGCAGTTACTCTAGCCTTATCTAAAAATTTAAAATCTGCCATTCTTTAATCTTTTAATTTACATAAACTCCAATCAAATACTTAGAGTCTACTGTTATATTTATTTGAGCAATATCTCTTACTTCACCTCTTGTAAAATTAATATCTACTTTAGTTTTATACTTGCCTGCATTTGGACAATATTCTTCTATTTGATCTTCTATTGCTCTTTTTACTTCAAATTCATTAAATTGAAAGTCATATATTAATTTTTCTAAATCAGCGCCGAATCTACTATTTCCCAATACATCTCCAGTATTTGTAAAAAGAATAGTTTCGATTTGAATTAAAAGTTGACTTAATTCATTCTCAACATCTACGCTTTTTGGGTCATAGTTAGGATCGCCTAATGTTTTAATATATAGTTCCATTAATTATTTATCCGTTTTTTTATGAGTGAAACATCCAGTCTACTCCTTCATCTCCTTTAATTTCTTCAAGTACTTTTTCCATTTCCTCATCACCCATACCTTTAATGCCATCATAATCAATTTCAACACCACCTGGTAAAGAGAATTTAAAGACTCCTAATTTAGCACCAACCGCTTGTTTTACTTTAGCCGCGACATATCTAAAAAATATCTCATCATTATACAGTGCACAATTTTCTATACTTTCATAACATTCAATAATCACATCTCCCTTAGGTGTATCTCCCATAAATTTAAGCTGACCTGTTAGTTGTGAATAGTGAAAACTTAAAGGGTTTTCTAGGATTTGACGAGCCATATCAAAATAACTTTGATTAATTACATAATATTGAAGTTCTTCTGCAGATTCTGCTGCTCCCGTTCCTGCAAATGAATTACTAAAAAACATTTTTTCAATATTAAAATCTGCTCCACCTGCAAATCTTAAATCTAATCCACTTCCACCTGTATTCCAACCAGAAGCAAGGTCATACACTCCATATATTGAAAAGACTTCACCAGCACCTGATGTTGCATTTTCCTTTGGAAAGTTTAAAGTTCTAGTTGTCTTAAAACTTTGACTACTAAAAACTCCATTAGGTACATGAAAATAGTTTTCTCTAAGACTATATTCATAATTTTTTCTGAACCATTTTACTGCTCTTTTTATAATGTTTATTATTTCAGCTTGTGGCAAATTAAGAGGTACCATACATGCTCCTGTTATTTCTGAACCAATTTCATTTAAGAATTCAGTTAAACAATCAGTGCCATAGTCTCTACCTTGACTTAAATCTATATTATCGCCGCTTCTAATATCACTCATTTTTAATTAATTTTTTTAATTTATCTATATTACCGTTTTTAGTAAACAAAATATCTTTATTATTTTCTATCCACGTTTTATCTTTATTCCACCACTGTAAGTCTAATAAAAACGCAATATCTTCTTTACTAAATCTATACTTTAAATGTTTTCCTGGATTCCCTCCAATAATAGAATAAGGTTCTACATCCTTTGTTACTACCGCATCTGCTGCTATTACAGCACCGTCTCCTATTTTAACTCCGGAAAGTATTTTAGCGTCCATGCTTATTAAAACATCATTACCTATTTCTATGTTTCCTTTAGAAACGTTACTAGGTCCACAATAGTGATATCCGGATATGTTATTTGCATGATCTACTGATAATAAAAACTTAACACCTAAAGAAACTGAAACATACTTACCAAATACTAGTTTTGTATCTGGAAAACTTTTCATCCAATAAACTTTAGAAGCAATAGATGTATCTCCATTATTAAGAGAAGTAATACTAACTAGCCATGGATCTGAATATTCTACAGGACTATTAGTCTTATTGTTTTTTCTAAAATTATTATTATCTTCCTTTATGTTACATATTATCATCTTAGTTAATTTTTTTACTTGTTATTATTTCAGTACCGTCAAATTCTGCTTCTCTACCTATTTGACCATGTCTAAATATTCCTCCAATCATTTTACCTTTAAATACAGAATCCCACTGAAACACGTAACTATTTTTAACTTCGCATGTTTTGTTAACATAACATGATTCTACTTTACTACCCTCGACAGAGGTGCCTTGGTATAAATTACACCTTAATAGGGTAGCATTGCTAACTTGACTTCTAAAAATATCACAAAAACTTAATGAACCTGCAAGTTCACAGTCAACAAAATCATAATTACTTAATCCAAAACAATATGGCAATTTACCACCACTTACTTGCACCCTACTAACATCGCTATCATAATTAATGTCTCCTTCTTTTAATCCACCGTGACTAATTAATCTAACAACTTCCATTAATATCTTCGGCCAATACATGTCAATTATTTTTTCATTATCTTTTAAATCAACATATAAATTAATTTCAGGATAATAGTCTTTTAACTTTCTCCAATCTTTTAATATTTCAGTAAACTTGTGATTCCTATTAAGAATTTTTTTAAGTTCTATATAATTTAAATCAGTATATTTAGCTTGATTAGCAATTGACCAAAGTTGTAGTAGAAAACGATCTAGTAAATATAAAATATTAGTAGTTTTCTTTTCATAGTCTTTACCACCAATATATCTAAATTCTAAATAACCTTGTTGTAATTTTTCAAAGTTAACTCCATAGTATTTTTCTTTAGCAAAATGAAAAACATGCGAATTAATGTTTTGACCTTCATAATAATTATAGTCAATTTTAGGCATTATCCATTTTACAGACTTTGCATACACACTATCTTTTCTATTTGGAAATAGTTTGTAAACCTCAGTTTCATTAAATCCTAAAACAAATTTAAGAGAATCCATTTTAGAAATAAGGTTACTTTTACCAGTCTTTTTAGGATCAAAACTTAAGTTTAAGTGAATTGAACTTTTTTCAGTAGTATATCCATTTTCTTGAATCCAGCCTAACGCTTTAATTATTATATTTCTTGCAACGTTATATGGAATAGGACCAGTAATAAGTTCTATAAGACCTTTACCCCCGCTCATATCTGGCTCAATTTTAAATTCTTTATCAGTTGGCACAAAGTCACTATGTGCTTTATCCTCTAGTCTAATCTTTTTACCTAATAATTGAGCAAGCTCCTTTTGAGTATCTTCAAGACTCTTATCGGAATAAAATTCAAACTCTATTCCGACAAGAGAATCTTGTAAAATATCTTCTTTACCTTTATGTTTTGTAATTTGATATGTTAGCATGCAATATAAAATAAATTATTTATTTATATATCACATTTATTTATTACCTAAATTATTCCTTAGGCAATTTTAAGAATATCTTCTTAGTATCTTCTTCTATTTTAGTAATTAAAACGTTGATAGTTTGTTTTGGCTTGTATTTTTTAATATTATCCTCGCCAATTTCACTAACATGTAATAGTCCAACTACACCTTCTTCTAACTCTACGAATAAACCATAATCTTTACAAGTTTTTACAGTAGCCTCAACCTCAGAAGGTACTTTAAATTTCTTATTAATTTCTAACCATGGATTTAATTCGACATCGTCTCTTTGAGTCAAGGTTATTTTAGTATCAGATACAATATCTTTTACTTTAAACTTAATCTCTTCACCTGGTTCGATTTCTCTATTTTTATGTCTAGCCAATGTATCTCCATCTAAGTCATTGACATGAATCATACCAGTTAAACATTGTGAGAATTCACAGAAAACTCCATATTTAGCAGAACCTGTAACGCTTCCAGTAATATATTCACCTGCAGTTTCTTTTAATTTTTCAATAGCACCTGGAATTAATGTTTTAAGATATGCTCTATGAGAAACTACCATTATTTTTCTTTCTTTAGAAAAACTAACTGGCACAACATAGATTTCTTGTCCTACTATGCTTTCAAAATCATGTAATTTATTAATGCCTGCAAGACTACCTGGCATAAAACACTCTATGCCTTTAACATTAACCATATAGCCAGCAGCAGACAACATTCTATTAACTGTACCAACCCATGCCGTATCTTGTTCTTCAATAGCACTTAGCATTTCCTGGAAAGTAGCCTGTTTAGTTCCTTCACTAACACTGCCCATTATAGGTTGCCTATCATCTTCCATTAATGATGTAATAATAACGCTAACCTCATCTCCAGATTGCATACCTTTAAACTCATCATCTTCTTTTTCTAAATTAACGTAAACAAGCTGCCTGTAGCCAATGTCAATACTTGCAGTCATGTCTGCAACTGCAAACACTTTACCATTATAAGCAGATCCATATTTAATATGAGTAATAATGTCATTTTCTTCAATGTGACCTATGAGCTTATTATACATTTCCTGAGCATATGGCTCTCTACTATATACTTTATGCTTATCGTTTACTACTTTTATGTGTGGGTTTGGGGTTCTTAAAACTTTTGGACACGTTGACTCATATCCATCCCAGTCGAAATTGCCATCTTTATCAAAAAAGTCAGCATTTTGTTTTTCTATCATTTTTTATTTTTTAAAGGTTAAATCTTATGAATTATATATCTAATTAACTTATTGTAACATTTGCTGGAGGAATAGGAGTTCCTGTAATTGTAGGAATTGGAGAAGAACTAGGAACCGGTATAAGAACAGAAGTTGTAGGAACAGTTATTGTTACATCAGCTAATTTAATCTGATCATTGATTTCTTTAGCTAGCCCGCCCATTACATCTTTGTTTAGCCAATCTACTACGTTTTTAGAAATTTCACTAGCCATTTCTTTAGAAAATTGTCTCCACATTTTCTTTTTAATTTTATCTACATCTTCTCCAGGAGCTGGCCTATTTGCTTTCATCCATTCCTCTAAATTCTTTTGGGCATTATAAATTCCGCCAGGCGGTGTAACAAGCTCTTCATCTTTATAATCAGTTGTTATAAAGTCGTCTCTTCTTACATTTGTTAAGTCTCCGCCTGCAAGTCTGTCTTGTAAATCCTTCTCCTTTAATTTAATTAAAGCTCTTAGTCTTATTTCAAAATCTAAATCTATTAACATTTTATTCTGTTTTAGTTATCTTACTTAATTCTGTTCCTGTTAATGGTACCATAGGAGGAGTCGTAGGTAGTCCTAAATTTCCAGTGTGAGTATGTGTGTTAAATAAAGCTTGAAAAGTATTTCCTTTAATTACTTGTTCAAGTGCAAGTTCACCAAGCTCAACTGCTGGGCTATTAACATGTACCTTTTTACCTTTGACCTCAACGTCTCCATCTGTAAATACTTCAACCTTACCTTCTTGATCAGTATGAATGTGTATTTCACCCGTTTGTTTTACATTTATAAAAGGCTCTGTTTTAATTCCATCACCCATTGAAACTATTAAACCTTCATTCGGTTCATAATAGATTCTAAATTTATTATCAACATCATATACAATTGATTGTGCTTTAACAGCTTCCTCAGCTCCTATTGCTTCTAATATTTCTGTTTTAAATGTATTTCTATCGTTGCTGTTAATTGTATAAGTATATTCAGGATGGTAAATATCTCCATTATCAAATCTGACCGAAACAATATCTCCTAATTTTGGAGTAGAATAACTGCCTATCATGTTACTATTAGAAGATGTTGCCCATGGAATAGATTCAGTTGGTATTTTATCAAACTTACCATATACCATCACTCGACATCTACCTTCAATTAAAGGATCAGCTGTATCAACAACCTTTCCCAACCAATGAGTATCCCTTAAATTATCTTTATATAATTCTTCAGCCTTCATATATTATATATTCCTTTAATCCTTAGACCACCTTAATAGAGTTTCTTCGATTTCTACTCTATAGTTTAAATAAAATTGAATGTCTTCTGGTGAATCCATAACTTTTCCACATACAATGCTTCTTGCAAATGCTCCAATTTTTAATTGTAGTTTTTCTTCCATTCTTATTTTTAATCGTAAATATTACTGCTATCTAGTGGACTCTCAGGTGGAGGTATATTAATAGCATTTGTACTTGTTAATGGTTGTTCTTCTGAAGTATCTTCGTAAATTTTAGTAGACTCTAATGCAACTTCTTTAGGTGGGCTTACTGGATTAATATTATCGCCAATAGGCCTTCCGACGTTTTCGGGCTCTCTACTTGGATCTTCACCTTTTACCAATGGTCCAAGCGCGTTAATAGAACCTGCACTCATAACATCTTGCATTTTAGACAAGGTGTTTGCTCCATATACATTTCCTAATAATAATTTATTTTTAAAATTTTCAACTGCTCTTTTAACAACTGCTGTTCCAGCGGTCACGGCTTGATTTCCAATAGCAGTTGCAGCTGCCATTCCTGCATTCGCTAGATCGTTCATTATTTGATTATCAAATGGGCTAAGAGGGTCTGGATCTTGGTGATTAAATGCGGTTAAATACTCTACCTCAGACACTTTACTTGTTTCATATGTAAATTTCAATTTATGTTGCACTTGATTACCTAATTCGCTATTAGTTATTTCACTAAACATTTCAGAACCGTTATCATAACTAAACATGCACTTTCCTAAATTAGTTATAAACCTAGGACCTAAGCCCTTTGACTTCCAATCAAGTTGATCTGAATTAAGTCTATCTTCTATTTTACCTAAAACATCTCCTCCTTTTTGAGCTAAAAGCATTTTTCTTCCGGCTCCACTTAGTGATTTAAACTTAGCAATATCCTTTGCAGCGCCCATCGCCTGTTCTCCAAACTTTTCTAAACTACTAGCACTTCCAACAAATGGTACGATGTTTCTTATTTCTTGAACATGTACATATACATTAAAATAACATAAATTATCGGGTAAGACTTTTACATATCTATCAGTATCTAATACAATTGATTGATACATATTAAAAATACCAGCCATTGTAAAGTCTAAAGTTTCTAAACAGCCTATTTCTATCTGAGCTCCTTGTTTAAATACTAAAGCATCGTCCAATTTACCATAGTCATACGCATCTTGTAAACCTGTAATTGATTGAAAAAACCAAGGCATTTCTTGATTTATTCTTTTTAAATATTTTGTAAATTTTTCAAGCTGCTCTGCTCTCTTATCATCTCCATAAACGTCTTTTAAAAAAGTAGCAGCTTCTCCATTAAATAAAGGGGACCCTGGGCCATACCAATCAAATAATAAAAAGAAACTAAGAAAGGTTGGATCTCCATATGCATGTGCACTTCTACCTTTAGATTTTACAAATTTGTTTCTATTTCCTAGTAAGCCCATTTTTTATAAGTTATTTGCTCTTGTTGGCCATTCTCTTCTTAACAGCGTTAATCTTTGAGTTAGTGCTTGATTGCCTTCTGAGTATATATATTCTATTCCACCAATAATATAATGGCCAGTTGTAAAATCATCTTGTCTGATAGGAGCTTCTTCCGATTCTCCTTCTAGTTTACTTTCAAATGCTTTGTCTTCTGTATTACCACCTTTATTTTTTAAATGTTCTTCTTTTTTATCGATAGCGGCCGATTTCTTTTCTTCATACATGTACATCATTACTGGTATTTTTTGACATAAATAAAGACTAGGATTAAAAGAATCTAATTCAACTATTAATTTTAATTTTTCAAGTTCTTGTAAATTTTGCCAATTATTTAATATAGAATACTTATGATTAAGGTGTACATTTCCTTCTAATGAATAGTCTTGCATTCTACCTACCCATTTATATTTAGAATGATTATCATATTCAGCCTCTCCTCTTCTACCCTTTAATGGTTCTTCAACGTCTCTAATATTTTTACTTGTAAAGGCTTCAACATCGAATTCTACTAAACGTTCAGCATCCCATGCAGTGGGTTCACTATCTTCCAATTCATCCCACATTTGAAGTACTCTTCTATATCCATTTAATAATGATATTTTACTTGAATTATTTTTTAATGCAAATTGAGATATTTTAAGATTACTCTTATCAAATTGTATATTATTAGTTAAAAATAATTTACTTTCCATATTATCATTATCTTCACTACCTGTATCCTGGCTATAACTTTTAGCTAGAGATGCAAAATTACTTTGCATACTCTCTATGCTTACGTTTTCAGAATTAAAAATCCTATTCATCTCTACAAAGTTTAGATTATAATATTGATCAATATAAAAGGTTTGAAAACTTTCTTCATTAATATAAGAAGAGTTTACAGTTTCTTTAATATAATCCAATGCAGTAATATAAGCCTGTAGTCTATTTTGAATATCGTCAGTATTATCAATGTTAGATGCTAATCCTAATTCTAAATCGGCTGCTATTTCCTCTAAATGACTTAAACTATTATTTTCAGAATATGCAACACAGTCTTCACTAAACAGCCCAGGTACTTTACATGTACCTTGAAAGGAGTATTGCATTTCACTCATCGGTATACCCTTTGGTGGTGAAGAAATAGATGTAATATTAAAATCCATATGAATACTTTTAAAAGTATCTGTGTTTTTAGAATTAATATAAACTGTAATAACATCACCATCTCTTGGAAACTGATCAATATCAAAAACACCTGCAGTATCTTTAACAGTGACAGAAACAGTTGGATATTTTTTATTGATTCCTGTACTTAATTTAAATGAAAGTAAATCTGACTCTTCAAATAGATAATCGTTAATCAATATTCTAGGCAAGTCTGTACCAAATGACTTAGAAGTTTTTTCACCATCACCAGATTCAGTACCTCCTGTAAGCTCAATATTAGTTGGTCTAATTTTAGGCTCTATTAACGATAGTATATTATTATTTAACTCCATTATATTATTTATCTAAATTATTTAGACTCGTATTTAGAAAAAGTAACAGTTTGAGTAGTTTCAGAAGAGCCGTCCGGTTTTACAATAGTTTTTGTAACAGTTTTTGTAACTTTATCACCTTCAATTTGTTCAGATTGAGTTACTGATTGATTTCCTACCTTGTTACCATCATCATCTAATGCGTCTGACATATTGGCTGTGAAATTAGAAGAAGTATTTCCTCGGTTTCCTATTTCTTTTCCATCAAATGTAGTAGCTAACTTAGACGCCTTTTTAGAAATATTAGTAGAAATATTAGAAATATTAGAAATATTAGAAGATTTAATTCCACTATTTTCTAATTTTGCAATTTCAGCATCTGTTAATTCTTCATTAGCACCGCTTTTAATTTTTTTAGAAATTGAATCAGCTTCAGACTCATTAACTGAAACTTTCTTGGCTTTCTTCTTAGGTGCAGAAAATGAAGATTCTGGAGTAGATGCACCCATACCCATTTTAATTACATCTTCACCGTTTTCCTTTTTTAATTCAAAGTTTTTAAATCCAGACTTTAACATATTAGGTGGAAGTACTTCTTTAATATTATATTTCTTTTTAAGAAAATCAATTCTTCGTTTATCCTTTTTAGTAAGTTTTTTGCCTTCAATAAACTCTTGTCTAACTATATTACTTATTGCAACTACTGGTCTTTCTAATTTTTTAATAGTAGATCCATCAATAGGTATCTTTAAAACGTCTCCTTCATTAATTGAAAAAGGATCAGATATTCCGTTAAATTTTAAAATATATTCAATATCAGTATTACTTCCATATCGTTCTTCGGCTATTAAATCTATTCTACCAATATCAGTGTCTTTGACAATGTACTCACTAAATGGCACATTTTTTTTATCTTTAAACATAAATGTAGGCTGAGCTAAAATAAGCTTACCTCCTTCTACTATTTTATCTATAACCGTTTTAAAATTCATTATCCATTCGCTATCTTTGCAGCCTTTCTTAAAAATTCTGCTTTACTTTTACCTTTAAAATCTTTATTACCATACGCACTAACGTCATATGAATCTTCTCCAACGTCAAATACGCCTTGTTCAGGTAAATATAATCTACCTTTACCTGCATTAAACATTGATTCGATATCTGCTTTATCTCTTGGTCTATTAGGTTGTAATTCAACCACTACCTTTAATCTAGTAGGAAAGTCTTCATATCCAAGAGGTCCTTCAAATGAAAAGTCAGCCTTGGTACATCCTAAGTTTCCAATTACAGCAACTGGATTCAATGGATTACCAACTGTTAAGTGCCACTGTCCAGTAGATTCACCTGTTAAAAATGCTTGAGCAACTTGCCCTCCTTGTGGTCCACCAAAAAGTTCCATTAAACCTCCACCTACTACATTATTTAATATATTACTGTCTCCCATTTTTCCTAAATCTTCAGTAAGGGCTCCTATACCTTTACCTATATCTTGCATTAGACTCCCTAAAAACCCTTTATAATCTCCTTTTTGTAATTTTTTAAGGTCACCTAATGAATTACCAACAATACCTCCACCTGTATATCTAGTAGCACCTCCCCAAAAAGGAGCGTTATTATAAGTTAAAACTAATAAATTTGATAAAACGTCTAAAAATGCAACTTTAGGAGAAGTATTAGGAATTCCTTTTAAATCATAATTAAAAGTTAAACTAAAGCTTTGATTAAAGGTTAAACCGCTATCTCTAACTTGCATACTTTTTATAACATTAAGTGGAGCAAATGTGTGATTAGGATATGTTTGTTTTAAAGGATCCCAATTACCACCTTGTTGTTTTCTTCTATAAGTAGTAGCTGCACTCTCTCCTTTTAAACCACCTTGAGTAGCTTGTGATGCAGGTAAACCATCTAAAAATCCTCCAACAAATCCTCTATCTCTGGGTTTACTGTTAATTTCTTGTATATTAGCCTCAGCTGATTTCCATTTAAAACCTACACTAAATTTTAAAATATCTTTAAGATCATTTCCAATAGTAGGGCTCATCCATGTTATAGCTTGTGCCAAGGCAGGTTGAACATTATCGACAGGTTTTTTTTCTGTCATACTATATTTTTTAGGATCTATTATATTATCTTCAACTGGAAATGGAAACCTTCTTAATGTCAACATATAACTATTTGAAACTTTACCATAATGTTGGCAAAATATAAAATCCTTTTGATTATATCTAAAACTAGGAGATCCTTTAGTAAACGTTCTTTGAATAATATTATTAGCAGTTGGGTTAATAGCTAAACCATCATTTCCTTTCCCACTTCCAACCATGGCTTTATTATAATCTGGATTTTCACCTTGCCCTCTATATTTAATAAGACTCCAATTATTAACTCTACTTAAAGGGGCATCTGACTCTACTTTTGATGTTTCACCTTCCTTTACATCATATACTACAGGTTGTTTAAGATTAGACTTAGGATAAAGTCCTTCCTTTTTAACAAGCACTGGATCAAAATCTGGATTTGAAGCTGAGAATAATAACTTTTTTATTTCTTCGTCTGTTGGGTTATTTGTAGCACCTTCTATTTTACCAGTATAAGGTCTTGCTTCCATGCCCTCAACTAAATTATCATATAAAAATTCACCAGAGTCTGATATTTTATTAAATGCATAATCTGCGGCGTTTTGTCCCTCTTCTAAAATATGGGTTAAAGTACTCATTAAAAAGTATTATTTTTATTTATATATCACTTAAAGTTTAGACGTGTTTGTCTAAATCTCTAATATCAGTGGATTCAAGAAAATCATTCCACCATTTATCTGATTGAGGTGATCGTTCACCAAAGAACTTTTTAAGTGCCCTCTTAAACATATCTTTAGTATGATAATAAAATCTACCATATCTGTATTCTTTCCTTCTAGTCATCTCGTATAGCTCTCTCAGATTCTTTTGTATCATAAATGTTTGTATCTTATTAAAGAAGTCAACCTGTTCTTTTCTTGTTCTACAGCAATAAACACTATCAACTACAATTAAGTAGCCTTCCCAATTATCACCATTAAAAACTTTTTGTACAAACTCATCAGTTGTTTTATAACTTGTTCTTGTAAATTTCCATCTACTATCTTTACCATCAAAGTTTCGGATAGTTCGGCCTTTAAATAAATATCGTTTTAAGAACGCAATATCATCATACATTTTATCTACTTTAATTTGATACTGAGGATTATACTCATCAAATTTAGTATCATAAATCGTGCCTCTAACTGGAAATAAAATATTTGGATTTGTTGTTGAATGTATTAGAGCATGGATTCTTTCACCTTTTGAAAATATCTTATGTCTTATCATTATCTACAATTCTAACGTTATCGAATTTACTCAATACTTTAGGATCTAATTTATCTTCTCTATTAATTACTACTAATTCAAACTCTACGCCGTCAGCTATTTCATTAATAAAGTTTTTAAAATTTAGTACATTTTCTTGATTTAAGTTTTTAAGAAGATATGTAACTTTTGCAGTTTGATCTTCTTCAACTTCTTCTTCTACTCTCCTATTTTTATTAACAAGATTTCGTATTAATTTTTGTATATGTAAAGCAACTAAAGTTTCAGATGGAGTATTTCCATAAGGATCACTCTTAGAAAGTCTATCTCCAATTTCATTATAAGAAATTATTTGGTTTTTAAACTTGTCATATTCTTCTGACTTTTTAGTTTCTCTTGCAAATCTATTAAAATCAGTTTTAGTTTTACACCATATACATTCTACCTTAAGATTCATATTTTTTAAGTTCTTTTTTATACTTCTCCACAAGTCTACCTGCTGCCATAATACTCGTCTCTAATTCCTTTTTAGTCATTAGTGACATGTCTTTTGGCTTCTTGTGAAGATTTATATTAAGTCTTTTCTGAGCATCTTTATTACCCATACTTAACCCAATATCTAAACAAAGATCTTTTAAAAATTTAATTCTATTTTCATAATCAGGATCTCCATCAAAGACATAAAGAGTTTTAGTGACATTAACTTCACCATTTCCATTGTAGTTGTCATCTTCTATAATTTTGACTACACCATTGTCTCCTATGTCTAATACTACTGTAACCATTACTTAGTCCTCTTAGCTTTTAAAGCTTCTGCTTCTTTAGTTAATCTTTTAGCATCTTTTTTATCTTGTTGATAATTCTCTTTATCTTTAACTGCTTTAAGCATCCAAGCCTCTGCTAATTTTTCAATTTCTTTACCTTCCCAGCCTGCAACTTCAAGAGTCTTTTTATATTCAGCAAGTCTATGTTCCATATCTTCATGATATTTTCTTTCATTAGCTTCAACCATTGCCTTATGTTTTTCCTTACCTTCTCTACTAAGTTGTTCTGTAATTTGATTTCTTACCGGATCATTAAATTGTCTAGAGCTCTTGTTTTTAAGAATTCCCATAGACTTATATGCATTTCTTCTTTGTTGCCTATTCATAGTATTGATTTTGAATAAAAGTTTCTACTTCTTTGTTTAATTGTTGTTCTAGATTATTTATCTGTTTTTTTACAAGCTTCACTAGACCTTCTTTTAATTCTTCTTCTTCCATGTCCATTTGTAAAGCTTTAAAAATAGTCTTTCCAGGTATATTAACACCTACGCTAATATCAAAATTAGTTTTATTCTTTTTACTAAGTTTTTCTAAAATACCAACTACTATACTATCTTCTGGATCTTTAATATTACTGTCCACCTTTTTAGTTTCTGTAATTATTTCTATTGGTTTTTTAGGTTTATTTTCATACACCATAACACCCGGTCCTCTTTCCGTACCCGCTTGTGAAACTCCAGCAACTGGACTTAGTATTTTTGCAATACCTTCTGCATCTTCCATAGACGTTGTTTGACTTAAAAATTCACCCACTAATTTTGGATTAATTCTACTCCCGTCTGTGAAGTATAACCATCCATCCTTAGTTTCTTTCTCAACTACTATTTTACCTATTCTTTCAGATTTTTGCCATACATAAATATTGGCAGTCTTTTCTTCTGACATATTCTTATTTTTTATATTATACTCCCTTTTACGAAAAAGTTTACGGAATAACGACATGTGTGTTTAAATTTAACGACCTATTGTTTTATAGGTTTCTTTTTATTATAATGTTTGTATAGTATTTCATTAATGATTTTAGTACTTTCCGCTGAACCCTGTAGAGTGTCATATTTTTTATATCTTTTAAAAATAGTAACTTCTCCTTGTTCTGCTATCATTTTTCTTAATACATCTGGTTCTGGTAGGATTGTTCTTATATACGTCATTTTATTGTCTTAATTCTTTGTTTAAAATTATCTGGAAAGTATTCTAGTTTATTTATCAGATTTCCAAAGCAGGCATCTAAGATATATGTAACTGCCCAATCTTCTTTGTTTCTAATACTTCTACCTGCACCTTGTTGGATTGTTATTCCAGTTTTCCAATCATACCAACCTGGTGATTTCTTTATTTTAGCACTTGTCAATGGATCTCCTAATGAAGGATACGGTACTTTAAAAAATATTTGAAACCTACAAGTGTCATCTTTAAAATCTAAACCTTCAAGAATTGATGGACCCATAATAACTCCATTCATTGTATTCTTAAATTTAACCAATGCTTCTTTCTTTTCGCTACTCTTATTATACTCAATAATCCTTCTAATGTTCGAGGTGTGTCCTTTAATATATTGACTAAATTCATAACTTCCCGTGTGAATAAGTCCTCTGTGCCCTTTATGTTTCTCTAAAATTTGATCTAACATCTTAATAGCTTCAGGTAAACTTTTATGTTTATGTTGCATTGACATCTTCCATCTATCAACAAATACAATTGGAGACTTTTCATATGTAAATCCATTAGATAGTCTGATAAATTTAGCATTGTCTATTCCCATTACTTTCATATAAGTTTTAGGTTCTCCGATAGTTGCTGACATAAATACTTTAAAGCCTGCTCTTTTGTGTAAATGCTTTTTAATTAGATGTGCCTCACTCAAACACATTAATTTAATTTCACCATCATGTAGGTTTTGATTAAAAACCATAGACTCAATGCCTGTCGTTTCTATAATTTCTAAATAGTCTTCAATTTTACAATGAGTATCTTTAAGCCCGTCAAGCTGTGAAAATGCCCGTTGCCATTTCTTTGGAAGACTTGAATTTACATCAATTCCAAACTTTTGTTTTGCTCGCTGATTTAATTCTGCTCTACCTTTTAAAATGCTCCATAAAAATCCCTTTACCTTTGCTAGTTTAATGAGAAGTTTTTCCTTATTTTCTTCTATTAGAATTTCATCCATTAGATCTCCTATAAAACTTTTAGAAACTGCTGGGACTCTAACTCCTTCAGCCATCATGAAGTCAATCAAAGCGCCCGTTTTAAATAGGGAAAATTTTTTCAAAGAAGGAGAAAAATGTTGTTGAACAATTTCATCTATCTTGTGCGCCTCATCAAAGAAAACAAAGTCCCGTTTCTTAAAAGGAAAAAAATTATCATATGACTCTAGTATTTCATCATATCGTTCCGAGGACCCATCATTAATAAGGGTATTATGTCCTTCTTTCTCCATTTGTCTTACAGCCATTCTATAATTAACATAATTTTGTTGTATTAACCAGAAACTATAATTTACAAGGGTAACTGGTGCATCGATCGCCTTTTTACGAGTGTTTAAATAGTCGCACATTCTGGCGCACTGTAGTCTTTCGGCTTGGCCATAAGAGTAGCCTCTCATCTTACATTCACCTAGGCTAAACGGCAGGCCATTCACTTCACAGTTGTAGTTGTCAATGCCTTGAATTGAGGGCCATCCTGTATTATACTGTGAGAAGTCATATTCGTATTGCTCTTGTAGTGTTTTATCCGATGTTACAATGTAGCCTTGATTGCCAAGTTCTTTGAGGATGTATGAGGACCACATTGCAATAATTGATTTACCAGTACCTGTTGGAGCATCTATAACAATTGTAGACTCAGGGTCTTCTATATATTGATTAACGATTGCTGTGATTGTTTCACGTTGATATTGTCTAAACTTAAAGTCTTTACCAAAAGTTTTTTCTTGTAAGGCTTGTTCTATTATCTTATTTACTTGATCCATTCATGTGTATTGGTTCTATTCTTATTACTTCTATATTGGCTTGTTCTAATAGTTCTATACCTGACATATCCCTATATGTTTCTGAATAATATACTCTTGATATACCAGATTGAATAATTATTTTTGAACAACTAAAACAGGGGGCTGTTGTAGTGTAGAGTTCCGCCCCGCCACTCCCCATCGTAGATTGGGCAACTTTAGTAATAGCATTAGATTCTGCATGTAACACTTCGGGTTTAGTAGTGTTATCTAATTCACAAGTGTTATTAAATCCTCTTGGCGTTCCATTATAGCCAAAACTTATTACTTGTTCATTCTTAACGAGAATACATCCAACTTGCCTTCTTTCAGCATAGCTTAATTTAGCAAATTGATAAGCAACTTGCATATATGTATATTCTATTGGTGTCTTTGGCATGTCTGTTTAGTTTGTATTAAAAAAGCCATCTTTATTATTATATAGATGGCTTGATTAAAGTTTTTAAATTGTTAATAAATTTATTAAGAATTAAGTTGTTGAGTCCCGCCCTCGATCTTAAGTCCTAATAAGAATTCTCTGACGGCGTAGCCATAAGCAATACCGGCATAGAATTTATCTCCTTGAAATAGTAATAGGGTTGCTATTCCACCTGCAATTGCGGCTTTAAACCAAGACGCATTTACAATTCCTTTTATTTTATTCATTAAGCTTCTGTTTTAGTAATGATTGAATTTTCTGGACCTTGAACTGGTTCGTTCTCAGATTCAGGTCTTTCATTCTCAGAAGTACCATATGCTTCACATGCTTCGTTACATTTTTTAGCATACGCTTCTTTTATAGAATTACATGCAGCTTCATATTGTTCTTTTGTACAATCTTCCTTTTCATACATTTCTTGAATAGCATTACATGCAGTTTCAGCAGCAAGTGTAGCCATTTCAGCCATGTATGTATCTTTTGTATGTTCTGCATAATCATCAGCCTCATATGCCATCGCTTCATTTTTACAAGCTTCTTTAATGTTCTTGTGCATTTCAGCAACTGTCATAGGTTCAGTTGGCTCAGCATCAACCTCTTCGGATTCTTCTGTAGCTTCCGTTTCTTCTTCCGTTTCTTCAGTATCAGTTGTTTCTTCAGAGTCAGTTGTTTCTTCAGAGTCAGTGTCTGTTGTTTCAGTATCTGTAACAGTAGTATCAGTATCTACAGTGGCAGTATCTGTTGTTGGAGCTTCAGCAGTGGCAGTATCTGTACCTCTTGTTGAAAACTCTTCGAATGATAATATTTGATTAGTATTCATTTTAAAGTATTTTTTTGTTATTAGTTATATATCATTATAATATATTAATCTTTTTGAAAATAAAAAAGGCAGCCTAGGCCACCTTTTCTGTTTAAATATTTAAATATGTCTAGAACATTGTTTGTTTGTACTTCTTTTCAATACTTCTATCATCATATAGATATATTAGAACTTGATTGTTAACCTCATCAGGATTTACAATTTGTCCCATTAAATTATACACTGCAATTAATTTTTTATTAGTATTAGTATAATCTTCAATTCCAGTAGTATTGCCATTTGGATTTCCAGTACTAGGTGGAGTAACTATTGTAGTATTAAATGAAGGCATAAAGTTTAAATGCCATTCATTTGCATATCTATTTACAGTAAATGGAATAACACAGGTATCTCCATCTCTAAAAAATGAAAATAAAAATACTCCCCATTTTTGTACATGATGAGATGCATATTGATTAAAATAAATAACAGGAACTGAATCTCCACTTTCCCAGCTCATATTAGTACTATCTAACCATGTTTTAAAATTATAATTAGATGTATCTAGTTGTGCAAATACACTATCAGGAAATGCTTTCCATCTAAACGAAGTTGCTCCTGATATATTAATACTATCTAAGTTTGAATATAGTCTAAATCTTACATTACTTTGAGTCTGTCTAGTTATATTTAATACGTTGCAAATATCTTGTGCAGTTGTGGATAATGTAAATAATGTAAATATTGTTATTGCTATTTTTTTCATGTTTTTTAAGTTTTAAATTATAATACTAATATAACTATAATCTTTGACCCGTGAAAACTTTTTAACACTTTTTTTCAAAAGTTATTAACAATTTTAATTAAACAACCATGGTTTGTCCAGTTTGAGTCTCATAAAATTTTTTATGGGCTAAATCTTCTAAGTATTTAATTAATGCAAGTTCTTTAGCCTTAGCTTCTAATTCCACGTCTACACCATAACCAAATGTTGGAATAGTTTCATAAATATAATCAGCGTGTGCTCTATTCATAACTGAACTATCTTCATGTATTTGTTTACATGAACTATAGTGTGTACATTGCTTAGTTCCTTCTGGCCATGTTGATCTTGCAAGTTCAAATGCTTCTTTGACTGGCATTGGATCTTCATAGCACCAATGATGGTGATAATCAAACATGACTGGACATCCAATCACATCTGAAATTCCTTCTTTCAAATCTTTTACACTGTATTGTGCTTTCTTGTCATCATTTTCTACAACAAGTCTACATCTTACGCTTTCATTTAGTGTTTTAAATATTTTACAGAACCTTTCCATACTTTCTTTCTTGCCACCCATTGTTGTATTGACATGTATATTGATAGGTGCGTTAGGATTTCTTGGGAGACCCATGAGGTCCATGATTTCGCCATGTTGATTTAATTCATGTATCGCAGAAGATACTACCCTAGGAGTCATGCTAGCCAATACGCAAAAATGACCAGGATGGAATGTAAGTCTTTGACCACCTTCAATAGCCATGTGACCTGCGCCTTGTAATAATATTTTAATTCTATTATATGTAGGAAGATCTTTTAAATCATATTCAGTGGACCATGGAAACATGCTTGAAGACATACGATAAAGTTTAATGCCATTTTCATTATTCCATTTAATAATCTTACACATATCACTTACATTTAAGAGTGCAAGTTGACCTGCATATTCAATACCTCTTTCAGTAAAGGTTTTTTTAATCATTTTTCTGCCGACTTTAATATCTTGTTCGGCAAGTGTTTTGTTGATACAACAATATCCGTAATTTGTCATTTTGTATATTCGTTAAAAATTTGTATTGCCACGTAAATAATACATATTGGCCATAATAGGGTAACTACGACCTTTGTAAAGTTATCCCATTTTTCAGTGTCTATTTCAGTGTCTATTAGGCTATAATCTATGTCACTCCTACCAATCCAATCATACATTAAATCTACTAATAAGTTAATTAAGATTCCGATTAGTAAATATATTGAGATTGCTTGTAACATTTAATTTTATATGAAATTATTGCAAATTGTTTATTTCTTCAAAGAATTCAATACTTTCAAACTCTTTTAATAAATACGGCATCTTTTTAGATTCGATCCATTTTTTCCGATTATGCTTCCAGCGATTCATCCAATCAATCGCAATTTCTAATTGGTGTCCTGTTTTACAACTTTGAATTACTCTTCTTACGAACTGTAACTCATTTAAAAGGTCATTAAGAATTACCTTCTCCTTCAATCTTTCTCTCATTACAGAATTTTTCTAGTTTTTCTTTTCTAATATCTAATTGCTTAATAACATGATGTAAAGTAGAATCCATTGATTTTAGTTTTTTCATTTCCAATCCCTTTGGATTTCTATCGAGATGATCTTTTAATCTACGCTGTGCTTCTTCTAAAGAACAGTTTTTTCTAAATCTTACTTCAAGATTCTTTACATATTTCTTTTTATCTTCTTTTAGTTCATTTACTCTAATTTCCATTTCATCAATGTGTCTAGTTTCATGACTAACGTAATTTAAATCTATTGGATGCATATTAATTTATTTTTTTACTGTATTATATTTATTAATTTTATATTTATGTTGCCAAGTATCTATAAATGAACTGCCAACTCCAACCTCATCCATTACATAGCTATTATCTAATAGTGGTTTTCTTTTTTCTTCTAAGACATCATCTACTTTAACGTCTTTAAAAATTGTCATATATCTTTGCTGCTCTATCGCTTTTTCTCCAAACGACTACAACATCCGGTTTTGTTTCTCTCATGTTTTCCAAAATAATTGTATTAATAATACGCATAATGCTAACATTACACAAATAGTTGTCTTAAGATTCATACCTTCTCCCATAATAAAGTATGTAAATATAGAATACGTTACCATACCTATTGAAAATCCTATAAATCTACCTGGCCAAATTTGACCATCATAATGTGCAGCAATATAACCTGTCCCCTTAATAAACATATATGCAATACCACTTCCTAGTAATGCAATAAGCCAAGTATTTTTCTTAAAGAATGGCCACAGAAACTGACCATTTGCTTGAAACCAAACTAGTGTTTGTGAAATTGTGTAAAGTAATATTCCTATTAAAAGGTTTTTCAAAATAAACTTGCAGTTGATGTTAACATGTGACTTATAAAACTCATTCTATGATGTTCAGTTGCTCCATCCTGTTTAATTGCATTTCGATGTGCACTTGTTCCATAACCTTTATTGGAATTCCAACCATATTGTTCATGGCCTTCGTTTAATTTTTTCATAATTAAATCTCTACTTGTTTTTGCAAGTATAGAAGCTGCAGCAATTGACGTGTATTTATTATCACCTCCAACTACTGTTTCAAATGGAAGTCCATTCCAGCCATGGAATTGATCTCCATCTACAAGAATAAAATCAAATTGATCTCCTTTTATTTTAATTCCATCTAAACATTCTTTCATTCCAAATAATGTAGCTTTTAAAATATTTGTTTTTTCAATATAATCTACATCAACTGCTTTAATTGAATATGAAATTGCATTATCTAGTACCAATGCTCTCGCCTCTTTTCTTTGACCTTCGTTTAATAATTTAGAATCTTTAATTAATGGATGTGTAAATCCTTTTGGCATTATAACACCTGCAACCACAACTGGTCCAGCCAATGCTCCTCTTCCCGCTTCATCTAATCCTACCTCAACAAGTTCTTTGTTCATGTAAGATTTTAAAATAATGTGTTTTGCTTTATTCATATATTATTATATGACGAAAATGAAAAAGGTTTATCTGCCTTCGTTATCTCGCCATGCATCATACTTCTTAACGATTTCAATAAGTATTTTGGCTCTAACAATATCTTTTTCTGTGAAGACATGTTCATTGACACCTTTAGTAGTTTTAATTATTTCATAAAACTTTGGCATACTAACTTTATTTTTTTGAATGTCATATTGATTAATATCACCAGCTACAATTGATTTACTAGATTTACCCATTCTTGTTATGAATAGCATTAAACTTTTCATTTCAGCATTTTGCGCCTCATCAAGAATCATTAATGCATCATCATAAGTATCTCCTCTCATATATGCAAGTGGTTCAAATGTAATAAAATTCTTTTCAAACATAAGTTCAGTCATTTCTTTACCTATGATTTTTTCAATATTAGATTTATAAGATTTTAAATATGGTGAGATCTTTTCTTCTAATACACCTGGTAAGAATCCAAGTTTCTCGCTACTTTCAACCATTGGTCTACAAAGTACAAGTCTCTTAATTTGTTTTTCACTGAACATTTTAAGTCCAATATAACATGCTGTAAAGGTTTTTGAGGTTCCAGCAGGGCCGTGGCAAAATATAATTTGATTTTCATTAACTGTTCTTACATATTCTTGTTGTGATTGTCTAAGCTGTATTCGCTTTAGAGACTCTTGAATGTGTTTTTTTAACGAGTTTCCATTTTGTCTTTTTTGCATTTATTAAATTATTTTAGTCACCTGCCATGATAACAAGTTCTTTAAGTTCTTTTAGATTTGTACACTTTTCATATTCCTCTTTTTCTTCAAAGTGTTTAATAAGCAAGTCAATGTATTTAGAACGTTGACCAATACCGTGCGGTACCTCAACGCTCTGGCTTCCTTCTTTATATACAATGAATCTATTAACTGATTTAGTGTGGTTTTTACTCAACAGTTCATATGATTCTTCCATTAATTTGTCGTGATCCTCACTGGATAAATATCCTTCCATTGCCATTTTACTTACTTTTATTTATATATTCCAACTACCTTTTATTGGCAGCCTTGTTTAATAAAAAAAATAGATTATATTATTAGTCATTATTTTTATTCCCATACATTCTTTCAACGTATTGGGCATTCTTGACTTCCTCTCTACGGAGTACTGATTTTTTAGTATGGTGTCTCCTTGCACTAACTTTCTTAGATTGTTTAGTTTTAAACACCTTTCTTTTATATTGCTTTAACGCCTTTTCTATATCTTTCTTTACATTTACTATGAGCATATCTTGTCTTTTATAGTTTTTACTTCTTTACACTTTTCAAATTCTTCAGTTAATTCAAACCAATTAATTAAAGAATCTAAGGCTTTTAATTTTAAATCCTTTGGATAACCTCCATATATTGCATATGAGGTATCTTTTATTAAAGCATCATAAATCATTTCATAGACGTGACCAGGATTAATTGGTTTAGTTACTAACATATTTAGAAACATTTCAAAATCATTAAATTCGCCAAGTGGACTTTCGCCTATCATTTTACTTTTATTTTTTTAACATATTCAATTTGTTCCTCTGTAAGTTTTGGCCATTTACCATTAATCCTACAAAGCAAACTTCCTCTGTTTGTTGTATTATATATCGGGAAACCTTTGTCAACTATCCTCAGTACCCTGCCAGGATATGTGTTTTCTGGAATTTTAAGTAAGACTTTACCATCAGGCGTTTCAACTTCTCTTTTACAACCTATCATTATGTCCCACCAGTTGAGAGTTAATTCAGTCCAGATATCACTCCCTTGTAACACAAATCTAGAATCTTGTATAACAGATACATTTATGATAACATCCCCTCTAGGACCATCAGGGTTATAGGGGTTAGTGCCTCCTTTGCCATTAATTCTAAATGTTTGACCAGTAAACATGCCAGGTTTAAAATTCATAGCGAGCCTTTGCCCATTTACTGAGAATTCTTTACGACAACCATGAAAGGCTTCATTAAAACTAATAGTCATATTAACTCTAAAGTCTTGGCCTTTAGCCTGTCTTCTATTTCCAAATATGTCATTAAACATATCTGCAAAGTCTCCACTGCCACCAAAGGGATTTCCACCATTGCCTCCAAAAGGATTCCTTCCACCAAATGGACTTCCCTTAGGATCTCCAAATTGATCATAGTTTTGCTTCTTAGTTTTATCTCCTAAAACATCATAAGCTTCACTAACTTCCTTAAACTTTTCTGGATCGCCGTTTTTATCAGGATGATACTCCTTTGCTTTTTTACGGTATGCTTTCTTTATTTCAGAATCAGATGCCCCTTTATCTACGCCTAATACGTTGTAGTAGTTCATCTCCTATGATTGATCAAGTTTCTTATTAATAATCTCAGTAACTTGGCCTACTTTTCTTTTTTCTTGAATATCTTTTAATTCTAGAGTTGCCTTCTTTTCTTGCACCTTATTAAACTTTTCATATTTTTTATTTTGTGCTTCAGTTAATACATTCCCTTTTTCAAGAGCATCTGCAATTCTCTTTAATTGTTTTAAAAGATCTTGTGTAAGTTTATTATTTTCCATATTTGTTTTTTACTAGGTCTGACTTTCCGTTTTGAAAATCCTGGTAAGGCAAACTATTATCCTTTTCTCCTTCATGTGGACTATCTATTTGTGGCCCATCTACCTTTATATTATCTTTATATGGATTTGTTTCACCTATTTTAGATTTAAAATAATTATCAAAGTCTTTTATAGTGCCTCTAAAGTTTCTAATATTATATAAATTAGAATCTTCACCTGTTGCATCACCAGTCCCTTGATGTTCAAATACTTTATATGTTTTTACGTATTTCAAAATTCAATAGTATTTATTTGATCTGAAAATAATTTAACATCATGACATTTTTCATAATCTTCTCTATCTTCAAAAAACTCAATCATAATATCAAGAGTTTGTTTTAGTCTATTTAAATTATCTTCACCATATTCAGCAATACCTTCAACGTCTACTCCTTGTTTTACAATGTTGTTATAGTTTTCCATAATTAATTGTTCTTCTCTAACCCTTTTTAATTTTTCAATTAAATCTTTAAAATCAGCTTCGTTAAAATCATCTAAACTATTAAATGATTCACTACCTCTATGATTATTGTTTTCATCATCAAACAAATCATCATAATCCTCGTTGTCAAAATAATCTTTCATAATATTATATTTATCTATTTAATTATGTAATGGTATAGCCATCCAGTATCTTCATCATCATATTCTATTTCTTCAACAGTATATCTGTCTCCGACTGTTTTTTGTAAAGAATCTAAAGGTACTGCTCTCCAATATCCAAATCTAAGTATAATGCTACCAAACATTCCTTCAGTAGATGGGCCTACTTGAAAATCATCAGACCCATATTCTTTTTCTATCTTTTTTAATATTTTATAATCTATTCTCATATTTTATTTATTATCCTACCATCCATTCAACAAATACATCACATATCCAAACATTACCATTACCATATTTTTCTATTAATTCGAATGAAGTGGTATGAGCTAAGCCTTCGTCGTCTGTATTTAGATAGTCTATAATTTCACCATCTTTAAATAATTTTACTGTATATCTAGTCGTGTCCATTTTTTTAAGTTTTAATTATAATACTAATATAAACAAAAAAAGCGACCCGTGAAAATCATGGACCGCTTTTTTTCAAAAGTTATTAACAATTTACTTAATCGTAATAGATTTAGATTCAGTTTTGCCGCCAAAGTCAATAATTAATAAACCATTTGTCATTTTTGCAGAAATGTTTTCTACATCAGTGCTGGTTGGTAAAACATAAGACTTTGAAAAAGATTTATAATATCTAGTTGATTTATCTTCATCAACCTCTGCTGAGACAGTTAATGTTAATCCATCTACTTCTATATTAATGTCTTTTTTAGAAAATCCTGGTAAAGCTAGTTCTAAGTTTTTTAAATCACCAGTACTAGCAAGGTTAGATCCATAAAAATCCGCTTTATGGAATACATCAAATACATTGTCAAATGTATCAAAAAATTTGTTTGTTAAAATCATTTTTTATTATTTAATTAATTTAGTGCAACATTAGCGTTACATTTATAATACTGCAAAAATTATGCCAGAGTTGCTTTTTTGCAAATATTGTCATAAATGTAAAAATAGAAGTGACAGGGTGTCATATTGTTTGTTGATGGCTAAATTTTAATAGAACATTTATAGTGGCTCTAATATCCTCTTCACAATAATCTTTTAACTCTTCCATCATTCCATTCCAATAGGCTCTAGCAATTCCACCATAATCTTCATTAGAAGATACATCGGCTTCTTTGGGGTTTGAAATTCCTAACATAAATGTTAAATGTTCTAGTGATACGCCAGCACCCCAACTTCCACATTTCCATATTTCAATAGTATCTAATAAACAGTTTTCCCACGGCTTCATATCATGTAAATGAAATTTATTTGGAACCTTAATACCCATCACCATGCATTTTTTAAGAATGTAAGGCATATCAAATCTTTTAATATCATGACCTAGGATTTTAACATCTGGTATTTTATTAAATACAGCTCTCATAAATTCTATAAAATCCTCAACGTTCTTTCTTTCATCTGCACCATAGAATGATTTCTTTAAAAAGGTTGGATTGTCATCATCGTCAAATTTAACTTGACCTATTGAGATGCAAACTATTCTACCAAATTCAGGATATACTGCTGCATATTGCTTATAGATTTCACCATCTGATTTATCTGCTAATTCAGCAAAATCTTTTCTACATACTGCTGCCTTTCTAGCCCAGAATTTCATTTCACCTGGGTGGTTAGCACAAAAATCTTCGTAATTTTCATAATGACTAGTCGTTTCAATATCTAAAACGAGAGTCTTCTTAAGTTCTGATATACTATACATATTAATTATATGTAAAATTAAAGGATTGTTTCTTTACCGTCTATTATGTTTTGATAATTAATGCAGCATTTAGATTTTTTAATTTGGTCTGCATTTTCTTTAAGATTAACTTTGTAAATAGGCTTAATATATTCTTCGTTTAAATAAGTCTTAAATTCTTGTGGTAACTCTTCTCCATAAAAATCTTCATAAACTGCAACATAAGCTCTAGCCATTTTATCCGGTGCCATACCAGATGCTGAATTAATTTCTGCAATCCAGCAATCTCCATCTTTATCTATCATTAGGTCTAATGACCAAAGACCGAGTTTTAATTTTTCTCTAATAGTTTTACAAATTTCATTAGATCTATCCATAAAGTCTAATTTACGCATATCTTGATCAACATATGTAAATTCAGTTTGTTCATCTAAGTCTTTATCTTTAATTTCATTTTTACCCATTGAAACTCTTTCGTGAACTAAAATAGGAGTTTCATTCATTAATAATACTCTAAATTCTCTATCAATATCCTTTACCTCAGAGTAGTTTGCAAATTCCTCTTTACTTTTTTCTAAATCTTCATATTTATCAAATATTTCAATACCTAACCCTGAATGGCCATCATCTGGCTTTGCAATTACTGGAAATTGTAAATCCTTTGCGTCTTTTCTTTTATAAACTGTTTTTGGAATAAAATCACAATCACTAAACATTTTATAAAATTTACTTTTTCTACCACTAACTAACATAGGTGGAGGAGTGTTATACATAAGTTCTTCAGGTATTTTATATTTTTTTATAAAATCTAAACCACCTGGGGTATTACCTCCATAATATATGAGTGGAAGCTCTGTATTTACATCTAAATCTTTTTTAATATCTACCTTTCCATAGTATGTATTAAATAATTTTTCAAAACAATTAACGTTAATATCTCCATAAAGTTTTATATTGTTATCCCCTGTAAGGCTTATTATATCTTCACCTGCTAATATAAAATTAACTTTCTTAAGATAATCTTCGTTAGACTTTTCGAATATAAATTGTTCAAATGTTTTAAGCATAAATTATATATCTAAATTATTTATTAATTCTTTCCAATCAAATGATTTTATTAACCATGTTTGTTTTTTAGCAAAATCTTTACATTGATTAATTGCCTTTTCCTTGAGAGGCTTATTTAAATTGTTTATTATTTTATAAAAACTATTCCACTTGTTTTCTTTATTTAATATAACACCGCTATTTACAGTTTCATTTAACGCAGCAACATTTGTTGTTATTGGAAAAACACCTGCCATTTGCATTTCTAAAGCTGTAATACAATATGTCTCTTCATAGTCTGTTAAATATAACCAATACTCTGCACTTAACATTTCATTATGTAATTCAGTTGGATTTACATTACCTCTAAAATGTACACCTTTTAAATCTAGATTTATATTATTAAACTCTTCTATTGAATACGAGGGTGTGAACACGTGTAATTCAGCATGTTCTAGTAAACCCTTTATATGTTTCCAATTATTTAATAATTCATATAAGCCTCTCTCAGGTGCACTGCTCCATATAAATTTACCAGTTTGTTTTTTAATATGTTTTTTAAAATTATCAGTTTCTATTCCATTACCAATAACTTTTATTTTATCATGGCTTATATTATATTTGCTTGCCCATTGATTTTTATGCCAATTTGTAAGGCAAACTATTTTATTTAAATCTTGACTATGTAAAAGTTCTTTATCATTATTTAATTCCTCTCCATTCCACCATGAAAAATAATCAGTATTATGTACCCAGAATATTTTTTTACAATTATACTTTTCAAACTCTTTTAAAAAATGAATATAACTAACTCCAATAATAACATCAAATTTATTAAACATTGTTTTATGAATTGTTTGAGTTGTAAGCCATTGGATACCATTAACAGTATCCTCAACAACCATACCCCCTACCGTTACATTCCAACCAAAGTTTTTAAGATATTTTGCAAGATAAACACAACACTGTTCAGTGCCTCCTAATCCTTTTTCTTTTAAAGTGTTTGAGTTGTATGGTTCTTTTTGATAGCCTGTATAAATTAATACATTCATTAGCCCATTATTATTACCTTATAAGTATCTAAATCATCTACGGTAATTCTAACAGTATTATTAGTATAGTTATCAATCCCTGCACTGTATAATGCTCCATTACTATCTAATAACTGTACCATAACATCCACATTATCGAAGTTATGAAAAACTATTTTAACAGGATTATTAAAAACTACAGATTCTACGTGTTTTTTTGGTAAACTTAAATTAACGCTTTGTTGAAATGCTAAATTTCTACCTAGACTTGCAGCGTCGTTTGCTGCTATTTTTGCATCTTGATCTTCGAGTAAATCAATAATACTAGCTGAAGTAACTCCTCTAAAATAATAAACTAATTCACCAGAAGTAAATGTATTACTATAACCGAAAGAATGTTGAACTGTTAGAATAAAGTAACCTTCGAAAGAAGAGTTAACTTCACTAGTTATTGATTGAATGGAATATATTGCTATATCTCCAGTTTCTTGATTTCTTATTACTAAATCGTTTAATTCTGTAATGTCTTCTAATTGAGAATAAGAATTACCTATTAATGAATCTTTTACATTAACTTTAATTGTAGTTATGTTAGTGGCAGTTTGATTGTCTAGAGTGGCTTCCCCTTCACCTGGATTCCCACTAAAAGATGTTGTTCTTTTTAAGAGAATCGAGCTAAATTGCAAAGATCCTAAATCATGGTCTAAGCCAAGGACTTGCTTTTTCTTTATCCAACCCATTATTTTTATACGTAATTACTTTATTCTAGTTTATGTATATATCTTAATAAATATATAACAGATGGCAGCCGATAATATTAGATTCAGTAGAATACTCCGAAAATATGATTTTTTAATACAGGAATTAGAAGATGTAAATGAAATGCATAGCGAAGCTAGTAGAGAATTCATGAGAGAAGTAATGATGGAAAAGAACGGAGGAGAAGAACCTGAACCTGTTATTAGTGAGCCAGAAGAAGAAGAAACTCCTGAAAAGGTGGAAATGACAAAAGAGTATAAAAAGCTATTTAGAAAAATAGTAATTCAAACACATCCTGATAAACAAGTAGAGGGCTTGCCTGACACTGAAAGGCTAAAACTTAAAGAAATATATGATTCAACAATTGAAGCATGGGATAAAGGAGATCAACCTACATTAATATCTAATGCTGTAAAACTAGACATAGATGTTAGTGAATTTGAAGAAGACTTTAAAGAAATAGAAGAAGCATGTGTAACCATAGAAGAAAGACTAGGTGAGATTCAAGCAACAAGTGCATGGTATTACAAGTATATTTTAAAAACAGAAGATGAAAAGAAAGACTTTATAAAAAAGTTTGTAGGTGTAATGGGTAATGATGAAAGCCCTAATTTAAAAGAATAAAAAAGGGGACCGAAGTCCCCTTAATTTTAGTTTATAGAAATTATTATTTTCTAATATACTTAACAGTTAACGTATCATTTAACTCAATGTCAAATGGTAAGCTAATAGAATTACTATAATTTGATTCAGCATTAGGTATTTCAATACCATTAATAAATACCATCATAGTTCCAGCGACTAAAGTATCACCAGTTGGTATATTAAATGAGAATACATTTTGACCATCAAAAGCACTCATATCATTTCCAACTAAGCCTAACAATGCAACTTGATTAAAATCTGCAGATTCAACTACAAAATCATTATCCGATACATAGTCTAAATCTAATTCATCAATTTGACTCTGTAAAACAGCATCACTTGATATTCTTAAAGATTCTTCAGTAGAAATTGCAGAATCAATACTAATAACATCAGCATTTGTATCTTCTATTTCTTGTGAAATATCAGTTGAAAGTATAATTTCAATTGATTCAGCTCTAGATTGTTCAACATTGATTCTATTAGATAATACAACATCAACAGATGCTAATGTAGTATCACCAACAGATCTAGCCGCAGCTTCTGCTATAATAGCACCATTTAAGGTTGCCTCAGCAGCAGTAGCTCTAGCTTCTTCGTCGTCTACTAAATCCTTTAACTCTTCTATTTCAATAGATAAGTCAAGTGCAACTGCAGTTTCAAGAGAAGTAATGGATGCATCAGCATCTAATTCATTCTGATCAACGTCAGCTTGAACAGCAACAATAGCAGCGTTTAAAACAGCATCACCAGAAATTCTTGCAACTTCTTCAGCAGCGATAGCAGCATCAGCATCAGCTTCATTTTGATCAACGTCAGCTTGAACAGCAGCAATAGCAGCATCAGCATCAGCTTCATTTTGATCAACA